CACCACCACAATCAAACCCACAACGACCATGGTGCCCACCACCACAATCAAACCCACAACGACCATGGTTCCCACCACCACAATCAAACCCACAACGACCATGGTGCCCACCACCACAATCAAACCCACAACGACCATGGTTCCCACCACCACAATCAAACCCACAACGACCATGGTTCCCACCACCACAATCAAACCCACAACGACTATGGTGCCCACCACCACAATTGCCCCTATTGTCTCCCAGATTTATCCTCCGATCGCCTTGTCTGCTGACACAACTATCCTTTCAACCGCCGATTATGGCAATGGCACCTATATTGTTTCCACCAGTGGAAAAACCAATAGGAGTGCTTATTATGTTTTTGATAAGGACAAAACCGACAGCACAACCGATAATTCTGTTTCTTTCAATACTAAAATCAACCAGTACGAGGACTGTCTTGATTCTAACAAGGTTGCGATTGCCAATTGTGGATACTACTTGGGAACTAATTATACGACCGACGCAACCACCGGAACAAACTATTATGGCGACTGGATCCAGATCCAACTCCCCGATTCTATCTGTCTTTCCAAGATGGTATTGAACAGGAGGTGGTGGGGATCCCAACCCCGCGATTGCCAGATCTTTGGGTCATCAGATGGCACCATTTGGTACGCCATTGGGTCGGCCACAAACCTGTCCTACCCAAGCAACAACGAGAGCACTGTGTACACCAGTGTGGTGCAGTACTACAACTACTTTCGGTTGGCGGTTAATCGGGTGGCAATCGACAACTACAGCGGAAACGTGAGTGCTGTGGCGCTAAGGGAGCTTGAATTGTGGGGGTATCTTCCCAGTTTCAGTGGGTACTTATTTTTGTACGGAAGTGATTCGGACACAACAAAATTAAGCACTGTCAGTCAAATCACAATTAACAGCACATCGAAAACACAATGGGAAACACAAATGACTTCTTATCCTAGTTCCATAACACCACCAGATGTCGCAGTCATTATGGACAACATCTCCGGTGTTTTGACATTTAAATTCCAGGTTCCCGATGGAACATACAACATTAATGCAAGGTGCTTGGTACCAGGTGGAAATAGTGATTCATTTTTAGTCCAAGTAGATACCTATAATGAAACAATTTTTTCACCTGTTCGCTTAACGTCTATATCGACAACTTCGGTGTTTATTACGGTTTCTGGTATAAATAATATCAATATACCATTTACAAAGGGAGAACACCAGGTTCAATTCAAGTACAGAGAACCTACTGGGCTTGTCGGTATTACCATTACACGACTGGAAGGACAATTTACAGATGTCGTTATTCCAGCCATAAACACATTGTTGTACCCAGATAAAATTTATGGAACACAAGAATTATCAGCATATACCACTACACTAACTCCCACCACCACAATCAAACCTACCACTACCATTGTTCCAACTACCACAATCAAACCAACGACTACCATGATACCAACCACCACACTGGCACCCACTACTTTGCCACCCAATGTTGTCAGGTTCCCTCCATCTGTCATGACATCATCCTCTCAGGTCGTCTCTGGTATGACCTATGGCAATGGGACTTACGATTGCTCATCCTCAAACGGAATGACGTGGTCTAATCTTTACAAGCTTTTTGATGGCATTACGACCGCTTCTATTTTCTTTGGCGCCAACTCGTATAGCACCAGCAATGGGGAATACGTTGGCACCACATCCACCACCGATACTCTTGGAAATTCTTACAGCGGGAACTGGGTCCAAATTAAGTTGCCCAATCCTATTTCCCTATACATTGTTTACATGTATTGCTACTATACATCAAGCAGCCCGCGTGATATCATCATCCTTGCGAGCAATAACGCAACCGAATGGAACAAAGTTTTTTCTGGGACCAACCTCAATTACGAAAATACAAAGGCTTCCATTTATATAGGTTCCAGTGTGGCATACATCTACTACCGATTTGTAGTACAAAGTGTGGGGTACTACTCTTATTCGGATCATTTTTCATTGAGCGAACTGATGATGTATGGCACTGAATATATGACTACCTCAATCGCCCCAACCACCACAATCAAACCTTCCTTTCCATTCCCCCCAACCTCTCTCACCTCCAATTATACATACATCACGGGGCAAATGTACGGGAATGGTTCCTATTTTGTCTCGACTAGTTCCAATTCTTCTACTGCGTACTATGCCTTTAGTAGTAATACCGCTGTTTATTCGGCATTGGGTTCTGGGTATAACACAAACGGCACGTACGGTGGGACCACCACCACCCTATCAACAAATAATACAAGTTATTCTGGAGAATGGATCCAGATTGAGTTCCCAAGCGCCATTTCTGTATCAACATATACAATCGTCGCCAAATACGATCAGTCAAAACCACTCTACATCGCATTATTAGGATCCAACGACAATAATTCGTGGGTGCTTGTGTATGAGAATACAAGTGCTCTCCCATATTCAAACCTGACAACAACCATCAACATAAACAGTAATCAAATGTATTATACATACAGATTGGTAGTGGAAAGACTAGGAAATGAAAACACGACAAATAACTACGCAACAAGCGTCATATCAAAAATAACAATTACAGGAGAAAGCTCACAGACGATGACATTCTCACCGTCAAGAATGACAACCACAATCGCACCCACAACGACCATGGTGCCAACCACCACAATCAAACCAACGACAACAATCGCTCCCACCACAACAATTCAACCTACGACTACATCAAAACCGTCTTACAAATACCCACCATCAGATTTTACTTCTTCTTCTTCCACTATTTCCGATCAAACATACGGAAACGGTGCTTACACAGTGTCTGTGAGTGGTCCTGGTGGCTCTACAAATCCATGGATGGCATTTTCCAGCAGCAACACAGATATGATCACTTTTGGAAATGCGTATAATAGTGATGGTACAGGAGCGTATCTGGGTTCTATTTCTACCACAGACATAAATGGGAATGTTTACAATGGCGCATATATACAGATTATACTGCCTGTGAGCATTATTCTGAATATTTTGAATTTTACAAGGAGATGGGATGCGAATAGACCCAGAGACTATGTTGTATTGGGGAGCACTGATGGATTAATGTGGAACCTATTAAGCAGTGCGACCGCTTCCTACACTACCAGTGGTGAATGGTTGGTGTTGAATTCAAATGTAAACTATTACAATTACTATCGTGTAGTGGTAAAAAGTATTGGGTATTCTGGGTACTCCAGCACTACGGCGGGTGTTTTAAATATGGCATTGTATACATACAGCAGTTCTATACCCACAACTACCATGGTCCCCACCACTACAATCAAACCCACCACAACTTTGGTTCCCACCACAACAATCAAACCCACAACGACAATGGTCCCCGCAACAATCACATGGTTCAAGTTTGACAAGGACGACCTCACTGGGACCTCTGTGAAAAACTATGGCACACTTGGGGATGGGACGATTGCCCCTACAGGTGCGACAATCAGCACCACCGAGTTCAGGGTGGGAACCGGGTCGCTCCAGCTGGTGTCTTCCTACATGGCAATCCCCGACCCCACATTCACGACAAATGGGCTCACCATCACATCCTGGTTCAACTATGCCCCCAACACCACCAAATGGGTGAGGTTGTTTGAATACGGGAATGGTCCCAATTCGGATAATTTTGGGTATTGCCCCAATTATGGATTGTTCCTGCTCCAGGGCACACAAAGGATAACCAGCATACAGGGGGTCGGCAATGGCTATGCGGACAACACGTGGCACCATATCGCCATAACAATGACCTACGCCGATGTGGGGAGCGCGACAAGTGCCACAAAGATATACATAGATGGAAAAGAAATATACAGCACCACCACAGGGTACTACCCAGCAATCACACCAAGGACCCAGTGCTACATTGGGAAGAGCAACTGGAGCACCGACATAGACGCGACGGGGTATGTGGATGACTTCCGGGTATATAATTATCTAATAAGTGAAAGTGAGATAAAATCTATCTACATGGAAGGGCTCATTGCCAGCCCTGAAAATATAACAATCTGGTTGGATGCGTCTTCTACTGACAACTGGACGTCGGGCACATGGAAGAACTTTGCGGAAGGCAAATTGAGCGACGCAACCACTTATTCTGGCACGTGGTCCGCCTCCAGTATCGTGAGTAATTCAATTAATGGCTTGCCTGCTTTGTATTTTAATGGCACCAATTCTCTTTCCACAACCGATCCAGCTGGCACCTACACATCAGGCGCCACTATTTTCGTGGTGTTCAAACCAACAGCAACCGATACAAAGAGGACACTCGTATCAAGAATGAGTTCTACATCCATTCCACAACCTTTTAGTGTCGTTAATAATACACGCCTATTTGGGGATGGGATTACAACATCAACTTTTTATTCACCTTTGGACATTGGTATCCTTAAAAATCAATCCAGTTTTATATTCGCATATCGGGTGAATGTGTCCAGTTTAAATGTTATACAAGTATCCGAATGGTTGAATGGTTCTCCTCAATATTACGACATGAAATTATCAGCGATATACAGCGACACCCAAACGATTGTTTCCATTGGATCGGGAAGTTCCACCACATCATTCACAGGTTATATTGGAGAGGTTATTGTTTGTAAAACATCGATCAGCGATAGTGAAATAACAGCAATCACAAAATATCTCTCATCAAAATGGAGTATTTCCATATCACCATCTTCCTCATACCTAAAGGCACGATATGTCAGCATTGAAAGGGTGGCGAGTGAATACATCAATCTTTCGGAAATCCAGATATTTGACAAGAATGGGTCTTATCTTACTCCCACGACTTCTACTGCGACAAGCACTTATGGCAACAATATTACCACGTATGGTTCTCAGAATCTGTATGATCGTGATTATAATACAATTTACCATTCGGCTTCAAGAAATGCCACAGACAAGGTCATCTTGGACCTCGGCACGGAATATGAGATTGGAAAAGTCATAGTGTTCAATCGGGATGATATTGCTTGGGAGCGCCTGATTGGGGCTGCTTTGAGAATGTACAATGGTGCTGGTAAGTATATCTACATGGGCCCAACCATTACCACATCCAGTGCTGTTTACGAATTCACATTCGCAGAGTTTACTAAAAATATATCAATATGGCTGGATTCTTCTTATTCTTCCAATTGGACTGGAACAACGTGGTCTAATCTGTCTTGTAATAAAGCCAGTGATGCCACGAATGTGTACGGAACATGGACGTCCGCAAGTCTTGTCAGCAATATTATCAATGGGAATCCAGCAATGTATTTCAGTAAGAATGCTCTTGGAACAACCGATCCAGCAGGAACCTACAGTTCTGGGTTGACCTTGTTTGTGGTTTTCCGGTGCACCGCATCAAACACCTACCAGACCCTCGTGTCCCGAACATCATCGGGGACATACCCATCACCGTTTGATATGTACAATACCACTCGTAATATTGGAAATGGCACAAATTTGACTTCCTATACTTCACAATACAACCTCAATACAATTACGACTTCTGCGAACTTGTTTGTCTTCCGAATAGAGAGCACTTCCACGGGGGCAAATGCCACAGAACTATTGAATGGTGTCTACCAGTACCTGAACACCAAAAGCAGTTATTATGGGGACACGGTGAGCGAAGTCATCATTGGATCAAGGAGACCTACTGGTACGACTTTCTTTACTGGATATATTGGAGAAATCATCATGTACAAGACACCGCTCAGTTATACTGAAATGTCATCGGTGAATACGTATTTATCAACAAAATGGGGCCTGACCCTGAATAGCATCCCATTGACGAACCTCAAAATCTGGTTGGATGCGTCCACATTGACCAGTGGTAGTTTGACAACATGGACAAACATGGCAACAAATAAATCAAGCGATGCGACGATCGTTTCTGGAACATTTACCGTGGAAAGTAATGTTATCAATGGACTGCCCGCATTGAAATTTGGCAATACAAGCATCTTAAAGATAACGGATGCTGTCAACACATACAGCACAGGGATCACAATGTTTGTTGTGTTCCGCCCAAGTGGCACAGATACATACAGGACACTCCTTTCAAGGACTTATACAAACTCTTACCCGTCGCCCTTTGATATGTATAATACTTCAAGGGCTGTTGGAAACGCGTCTGTCTATGCTTCTATGACTTCCCCTTTTAATCTGAATGATGCTGCCAATCTTAATAAGAATTTTGTTTTTACACTCCGGCTAAGGTATGTCGCTACAGAAGGAAGAACGTACATTACAGAATGGAAAAATGGTACGACCGTCCTGAATTCGTCGGGGCTGTCAACATCCAATTTCAAGTATGGGGACAATGTGAGTGTTTTATATATTGGCGGGAGACAAGGTGGGGGCACAACATACACGGGTTATATGGGAGAAGTCATTACATACAGCACGTCATTATCAGATAATGAGGTGGTTTCAGTAAATGGGTATTTGATGGAAAAATGGGGGATTTCGTAAATTTTTTCGTGATTTTTTATATGAAAAATATTCATCATATAAAAAATTTCTTTATAAACAAAATGAAACAATACCAAAATTTTTATGTGCCGTTTTGCCTTTTTGTGTTTCTTGTCATTTTGTTGTTCGCCTTTACAAAAAGAAAATTCAATACTAACGTTTGTCCGTGTCATCGATTCAAGCAGGATGCTTTTCAAGGGCTGGTCCGCCAGACGGCAAGGTGGGCGATTGCGTCCCAACAGGACACATCCCCAATGATTGCCCTCCTCCACGCAAATTATGCGGCTGGATACCTCCAGGCCCTGGAGCTGATTGCCACAGAAGATGAAATCAACCAATTCTACAACCTACAGAAACTCCGGTTGAAAGTGTACGGCACACAGGACAAGGCAGCCAAAAAGGTGATTACAACTTGTCCAAATTATATAGGACCAGATATTGATAAGGAACTTGCCTTGATTGGCATCAAGACAAAATAAGAAATAGTTCATCATTCTCACTTTCCTTTTTTCTTGCCCTGTTTTTTGGATTTGGTGTAGAATACACCACCGATAACAACAATAACAAAAAATCCGACGGCAATCCCTATCCCAACTTTGGCCATAGTGGAGAGCCCTTTTGGTCTTGGGGCCATTGTGGTTGTCGTATTTGGTCCAGAAGTGGTTGTCGTATTTGGTCCAGAAGTGATTGTCGTATTTGGTCCAGAAGTGGTTGTTGTCTCATCGGGTTCTGGTGTCATGAGTTCAGTGGATACATCAGTATCTTCATACGACGACGATGGAACCACAAGGTTTTGTAAATCAATATCATCATATTTTTCAATGATTTGAATATCTGTTGTGGTTGATGGTTGTGTGATTGAAATTTTTTTAGGATTAAACAAGGTCTTTGGTAGGTTATTGATTTTTATGATCTGTTGTAGGACAGCGATATTGTGTTGGACATATTTTGTTTCGTTTAATATTAAAAATCCAAGAATGAACCTGAAAATCGAATTATAAAGTTGTATGAATTTTTCACTTGTATTGAAATCTGAAATATCTGGGTAAGTTATCGAAAAAACAACTAATTCTGGAGTTTCAATTTCAGGTGGAAGTGTATTTTGTGTATTTACTTGGTGATTATCGGTTTCAGTGGGTGGTCCAAATTGTAATTCTGGTGGGAATGTGTTGCCATCAGGAATCAACATATTAGACACAATTTTCCAACCAGGAGGGATTGTTTCGCCAGGTGGCATAGTTTCCATAAGTGGAATAAAATCACCTGGAGGGAATGTCATATCCGGCTCCAATGTCCAACCCGGGGGGAATGGAATTTTGAATTTTTTATCATCATATTCGTTTTCTTGTTTTTTGATGTATTTATTTTCAATGTCTTCCATAACGCTTCTTTGGATTTTTTGGGAAGGAATAAATTTTATAAACCTGAATTTTGGATTGTATTCGGGTAAATAGGTGCTTGTATCTGGGTATAGGGGTGTCATGTAATATTTTACATCGTTGCTGCGCACACACGAAGGATTGTTGCACTGGATATTGTCGATGGATGTCGTGAAATCAATACATTTATCGGTCATGCACCCGGAAGGTTGGCATGACACACACTCACAACCATCACCTTCGCATTGGGGTAAAGAAACCGCTTCTACACCATCGTTGATTGAAAAAAATCTTCCTGTTTTCTTCATAATGACTGAAAGATCGGTTGGGAACTTTGTCCCTGCTGGGAGTGTGAAGATGACAGGTTCTTTCCCTTTCTGGAATCGTTGGTCGTTTGTGCCCATCGCGATATAAAATCGAGCCCTTTTTGTGGGGTGAAGGGTTGTCATTTATTATTTTATTTTTTTTTTACACAAATAATGGTTCTTTATAAACAAAAAAAAAAGATTTAAAGACATACATAGAAAAGCACAAAATGAATGTAAACGTCAAAGAATTAGATCTTAATATGCTGCCACCTAATCCGGGGAATGTCAATGATAAATCCACAGCGGGCTACAAGGTGGTGCTATGTGGTCGAAGCGGCAGTGGAAAATCCACTATAATCAAATCGTTATTATACGAGAAAAGTCATTTGTTTCCATGTGGGATGGTCATGTCAGGAACAGAAGACACAAATGGGTTTTATGGTAAATTTATGCCATCGACATTTATTTACAATAAACTGGATAATGATAAGGTGAAACAATTTTTTATCCGTCAGAAAGTCGCGAAAAAACATTTAAACAATCCGTGGGCGGTTCTTCTTCTTGATGATGTGATGGATAATCCCAAAATGTTCAATAATCCGTTGTGGAGTGGGATCCTCAAGATGGGACGCCATTATTCCATGTGGCTCATTATAGCCAGTCAGTATATGCTGGAACTAAATCCAGCATTGCGGAGCAATCTTGATGGTGTATTTATCTTGAGAGAACCCAGTTTGAGGAACAGAAAACTGTTGTATGAAAATTTCGGAAGTGTCATCCCCGATTTTAGTTTATTTAACCAATTAATGGATGTTTTGACAGAGGACTATTGTGCTTTATATATCCACAACCGCTCCATGAGCAACGATTGGCGTGATTGTGTCTTTTGGTATAAAGCCAAAACCAATATACCATCTGACTGGAAATTTGGGGCGAAGGACTTCTGGAAATTCCATAAGCAGAGGTATGACCGAGATTATAAGGAGCCACTTTTTATTTAATTGGAGTCGATCGTCCTGTGATACAGATTTTAAAACCAGCTGTGGATTTATTGTGGACATTCCCTGGATTGGGTGGCAACATGTTCAGGTCCAGTTCTTTGATCTCCACATTCATTTTTGTTTTAGAAAAATATTGTTTTAAATATGTTTTAAAAAAGAAAAGAATGAAGAAATATTCCAATTCATTTTTTAAAAATATTTTTTATTTAAAATATTCGTGTTTGATGATTGTTCTTTTTATTTCGGGATTGATTTTGTTTTTTAACATAAAAAGGATGACTTTTGACAATATGGCACCAATTCAAAAAAGAACAAAAAAGAATGTGATTCCAATGATATTGACGTATGACGAGGTGATCCAAAAGTATTCTTAAGAATCATTGTAAGAGAACAATCCATTCCTGAGTAATAACTCTTTTCCAGAGTGGATGCCAATCTTGTCTTGTGTGTAGGCGTCAATAAAATATTTGCTGCTTGTAATACAGTTTAGGAGTTCCACAATATAGGATACGGGGTTCTGGCAGTGCTCTTCGAATACTTTGGGTCTTCTTGTTTTCAATGCGTGAGAAACCACCGAAAGTGCTTGACAATTTTCTTTCGAATTATTGGAGGGTTTCCCATTGATGTGGTCGTAATCGATTGGGAGGACGTCATCCAGGAGACGGAAATCAAATTCACAATCACGGCATTCTTGTTGTTTGATGACTTCCAATTTGGTTTCCATGGAAAAGTTTTTTCGGCGTTCAATGTTTGTTTGTTGTTTTCCAGTAATGACTGGTTCGGTCAAGACAAATGGTGAAGAACAAACCTTTTCTGGAACAATTTCTTCTTTGACATGGGTTATGATCTTTTCTTTTTTTTCGGTGATTGGTGGATCATCCAGACAAAAATAATCCTCTTCTTCTTTTTCTTTGCTGATAATCCTGTCCAGTTTATTCTTTTCAAACTTGATCAATTCTTTTTCGTGTTGTTTTTGGATATATTCAAGGGCGTATTTCATGCTCCCATTCGACATGTGCCCATTATTGATCTTGTTGAACTGCACCCCCAGTATATTGTTCAGGGATTTATTATCATAAAAAATCTCGTGTTTGATGTGCGAAACCGCTGGATCCGATCTCGGTATCCTGTACGATGTGTTCTTGACAAGGACCCGATGATTCCGTATGACATCGACATTCCCATAGGACATGGGCAGTGCCGATTCTTGTTCGTAGTACGTGCCACTCCTGAACAGCATTGTCGCATGGATCTTGTCTTTCCAGGGTGCCACCTGGATCGGTTTCAGGATGTGATTCCCATTTTTGCGCTTTTCAACAAATTCAATCTGTTCCCAGTATGGAAAATCTCGTTGGATAAAAACCATGAATGTCCGGTGTTCCTTGACAATGTGGACCTTGCTTTCGAGTGTGAATGAGGCGTGATCGAAAAAATAAATCATGGAGGGTGATTGGATCTGGTGTGAGAGTTCGTAGGAAACTGTGGGGGATTTTACAATCAATGAAACATTGGGGTTTTCACGCAGGAAATATTTATAAGACCAGGACAGTTGTTCAAAGAGGTTCTCAAGGATGTTATCGTTCTGCTGTTGTTGGATGAAATCGTGGCGGATATTCTCCAGGATAATTGTGGATCCAGTAGGAAAAGGGTGATAGTTCTTTAGGAATTCTTTATTGATCTTTAGGATCTTGGGGGTCCATGTATTCTCGGTCGCCATCTCGTGCCAGTCCGCAATGGCCTGGAGGTGCTCCTTTCCATTCTTGATGGTCAGGATTGTTAATTTATCGGCAATATTGACAGATGCCGATTTTAAACCTGTCCCAAATTCACCAATCTCTTTTTTACCCCTCTTTCTTTCAAACGTCCAAGAAAAGATGCCCTTCACATCCTGGATCCCAGAAATCGAATCGTCTGAAATCAGTATCTTGTTGATCCATTGTTGGCCGTCTTCACAATATTCACGGATATCAATGACAACCCTGGTCGCCCCAGCATCCAGAGAATTATCAACAAATTCATTCACCACAGAATAAACATCATAATTGCTGGCCCTTGCTTTTTTTATTTCTCCTTTCAATGTTGGCACACAATCCATATTTTCAAAAGAACAAATCAAATGGTTAAATCTTTTTTTAAATCAAAAATATTTTCTGGAATAAAGAATGGGAAGAAATACAGCAAGACGAGCTGTGCTGCTGAATAAAGGTGATAAATCAAAGTATATTAATAAAGAGGATTTCAAAGAATTCCTAAAGGAATTTTTGAAAGCGTCGAAAGAACAGATTGCGTCTCCTCCTACGGCGTTTGAGAAAGCCCTTATTCTGGCAAAACCAACCGAAGAAAAAAAGAGATACAGTCCAGCCAAGAAAGTTATTCTGCCAGAATTATTGGCTAAAACCACCACTCCAAAAAAGAAGAAAACTTCACCAAAGAAAACTTTACCAAAGAAAACTTCACCAAAGAAAACTTCACCAAAGAAAACTTCAAAAAAATGAATTCTTTTTTTTTAAACACGTCTTTAAACCATAATGTCATATTATTATGTAAAGGAAGTTTTTAAAGATCCAACAATGTACTGTTTATTGAGAAAAATACAAGAATACCACGATGAAACTGGGGAACCCATTTATTTATCTGTCCGTTTGAAATTCCCTTTTCGTTGCCCACAAGAATCACAATTCTTGAATAATATGAAAACCTATTTAAAGACACACCATCTGGCACTTGTGAAGAAATACTTGTCTGTGGATACATACAAGACAGCCCAGAAAACACACATAAGACACCAGTACTACCAAACCAAACTTGAATCTGTGTTTATTGAGAATGCGATCCAACAGATCCAGGAATACGATCCATTTTATCTTACAATGGACGATATCCACGAGGGAGATTCGATGCTGACAAATCTAGAATTCAAGAATATTTATTATAAAGAAAAAATGACGCCTTGAATGATGAAATTTTATTTCTTTCTTTAAGAAATAAAATGAACTATCAAAGGTTGGAAGTTTCATTACCAAATGTTATTGAAAAATTTTCGCTACAGGGCGCGTTAAAAGGGGGGTATTACCAGTGTTCCGAGAGTGATCAATGTTATTGTATGTATTCTAGGTATGTGAGGTTGCCACGGGGTGGAGGGTGTCTTTCCCAGTGTATGTGTGATGATTGCAGGATCGAACAGAGTGGATTATGCGAGCAGGATTCAGGGCCCTCCGAAATTCCAGGTGTATAAAAACATTGATACGAAAAATGAAATATAAAACAAGAAATTTTAATAACATACACAAACCTTCCAACTAACAAAATTGAAATCTTTCCAACAGATAACAAGAACAATCAATTATCATGACCAAGAACGCAGGCGGAAAAGGACACCGAAAAACGAAAAACCAGAATGGTGGTTTGTTCCGGAGAGAAATCATATTCAAGGAATACGGACAGGAATACGCCCTTATCACCAAGATGCTGGGGAATGGGCATTGTGAATGCAAGTGTTATGATGATGTTGTCCGTCTTGGCAACATCAGGGGGAAATTGCGAAAACGGGTGTGGTTGTCGGTAGGGGATGTCGTGTTGTGTGGGTTGCGGGAGTACCAGGACGAAAAGGTTGACATTATCCACAAATATACTGCGGATGAGGTTGTCAATTTAAAAACAATGGGAGAAATCCCGTTTGATGAGGCAGACCAAGAAAATGATGAGCCAATCGTGGTTGAAGAAGAGGACGAACCCGTTAATATTGAAATGATTTAAAAACATCATAAAAAATTATTAGATAATAAAATCAATTATAAAAATTATAATTGATTATCTTTGGTAAAAGTTTTTTCAAATTATTATAAATCAACGCATTCACGTATAATGTCGCAGAAAAAAACAAAATAATAAAAATAATAATAAACAATTATGAAGTCAGCACAAAAAAAAATCCAATACTATTTTCCTATTATCGAAAAACAAAAACAACAAATTCAAAAACAAAAGAATCAGCAATATTCAACTGATGAACAACAATGTCATCAAATTGGATCTTGTCGGTATACTGCTCGAATGTCAAAAGATAAAATCCATCGTTATCAACTGACACGCACATGGGACAAAGAAAAGGGTCGAATTTTGTTTATTATGTGCAATCCATCGACAGCAGGAGCAACAAAAAATGATCCTACAATCAGGAAGATTACAAAATATGCAAAATCGTGGGGCTATGGTGGTGTCGATGTTGGTAATATATTTGCTTTTCGCAGCCCATACCCAAAAGACCTCAAGACTGCAACGGACCCAGAAGGAAAGAAAAACAGAAAATATGTGGAAAGGTTGATACAAAATGCCGAAAAAGTTGTATATGCGTGGGGGTGTGGTAAAACAGAACCACAATGGCTACGGGAACTCATGACAAAACATGAAAAAAGACCTTACTGTCTAAGTGTGCTGAGGAATGGAGAACCATGCCATCCATTAAAACGGGATTTGCCTGAGAATTCACAACTGATTCTATACAGATGACAAAGTAAATCAAATACCATACCCTAATAGGGTATGGTATTTTTTTGTTTTTTTTTCATTATATATTTTTTGTTTCTAAAAGTTGTGCCTAGCATTGTTTCCATTCTTCCGGACTTGATGGGCGACCCTCACTGTGTTCTCGGTTGCCAGGCGGAGACGCTGGGCTTCGGCGATTGCCCTATTGAACATGTGTTCGGGCCTATGTCCTTTCCTCTCGAGGCGATCATTCAGTTCGGCGTGCCACTTGTGGGCTCGTGCCAGGTCGCTGGCGGCCTTGCGATCCACGGGGCGCTTGTCGATGTGGTGGGGCATTTTGATTTGATTGAGAAAAATAATAAATCTGTGGAAAGATCAATTTTGAGTATTGTTGGTTAGTTTGATGCCTACAATTTCACGAGAAGCGTTCTACCAAAATCAATTTTATCATCGATGCTGATGTGTACCCATGTGTTTTTCACGAATGAAAATATATAAATAGGTTTTTATTAGGATTGTTTTCAATTCCATCGGGAAACATCCATGACCTTTTCACCCAAATAATCCTGGTCTGGGTCCGGTTCGGGTTCCGTTGGGCAGAGCGAATGGAGAGGATGGTTTGTCATATGGTAATAATCCTGGTACATGAGTAAAAGTGGCACATCCATTTCCTCCAGATATTTCCCGATATGATGGAGGCAACATTTTTGTTTTCCACGGGCCACAAAAGCGTCCTTGAATTGATCCACCCATTCTTTATCAATCACAAAGACAATGTCGGCATAAAGACGCGCAGTGGGGTAATGGACATCCTTATTCACCAGAATAATACCCTTATTGTTCCAGTGTGGCCAGTCCGTGATTTTTTTACGATACATGATATCGAAACGAAGCAAGACAAACCGATCATAATTATTTTTATTCTGGCTTATCCAATCAATCGCCACACTGGCATTTGTTTCTTGAGAATTATAACCTTCCACACAAACATAAACAGGAGAGAGTTTTTCCACCAATTCATCGAGGATGTTTGATGGATAGGTGATGAAAACAACATCGCAATCAATGGCATCAAAAATGGTTTTTTTCCAATTTGCGATATGATCAAGGGCCGATGTCCGCCCACGATGGGTCCGGAAATTCTCCCCCCGAAAGACAACACACGTGCGCATTTTTTTTATATAAAATAAGATTATTATAAGATGACTTTTATGATAATCAGTATTTTGGTCTTGATCAGAATAATGGATTAATGTTCCAGCCCAGAACCTCAAATAATTCTTGCATGATTGTGTCGTGAAAATATTTTCTGTCGATTGTTTTCAAGATATTAAAATCCTCTTTTTTACACGGATATTTCCATCGTTTGAGCAATTGGAAAAGCACATACTGGGTGTTGATAAAATTTTTTCTCTCATTGTTCCGGTATAGTTTATCATAAAGGGTAGTCAATTCATCGAAATCGTGGAGCAGGTTATTCTCAAGGTGGCTGATGTCGGGTGGTTGTTTCCCGGTCAATTGGTGGTGTATCAAGACAACATCCTCATAGTGTTTGGTGTGGTCGGTTTCTTTCAGGAACAGCATGACGTGTTCTTTGGTGATTTTATCAAAGGCAACCTCCTTGGGGATTTCTTCATAATTTTCTGGAATAAGGTGGTGGAGGCGGAATTGTTCTGTTAGATCCTTGTAAACCTGGGGGTCAATTGTAGCATTTTGTTTGCCCTGAAATTGATTGATACAATCCTTGAAATGAGTCCTTCTATCGTACTGGTACTTGTTGCTGATGTTGATGCGATCCATGTCCTTGAAAGAAATATCATTTGTGACCGAATCATAAATATACCCACATTGTTCGCAAACAAAATTATTATCATGATTTACAATCTTCATGTTTTCGACATTACAGGACTGGCATTTCTGTTGTTTTTTTCCACCCAATCTCAATGGCAATGTGCTGATGGGTGAAGTCATGATGTATTTTTCCATCTCGTGGAGGTTGTTCTTGAAAAATTCTTCAGGAAAATACTTCTTTACAAGTTTTAGATAGTCCTTTATAATGATGTTCAAATCGTGGTCCGTGGAACCTGGGGCATTGATGGCCCCCATGAATTGGATCTTGACCTGTTTTCTTGAAATATCCTTGTATTTGTCCAGTAATGGTATAGAATGGATCAAATAATAATTGAGGTTCTTTTCGTCAAGCCCATTGTTGTTTTTTTCCTTTAAAAAATGAATCAGATTGTTGTGGATGCTGACAATATCCACCCTATTCCAATCTAATTCTTTGCCTTCTTCTTTTTTCTTCTTCTCCATACTTTATCGTCTTTATCTCTTGTCTTTAACGCAAAATTTGAAATAAAAATACTTTTACTCTGTGAATTCCTAAAAAAATAAATTATATGATATTGGTCTAAAGAAATGCCAAGACGATTAACAATTTTCAGCAGGATGGGGGGGAAGTTTCATATGCGTAAAAAGATTGTTGAAATGTTTCCAGAAAAATACAATACATACATTGAGCCATTTGTGGGTTCGGGGCAGGTTTTCCTTGAAGTTCCAAAAGAAAAAAATGTCCAATACATCCTCAATGACAAGAACAAGGATATTTATCATATATGGAAAGACATCCAGAAAGTGAGCGCAAAGGACATCCGGAACTATGATTTTACAGGTGATAAAGAGCTGTTTGACAAGCTGAAAAACGCCCAACCCACCGACCCAATAGCCCGCCTTTTCAGGAATTTATACTTGTCGTATTATTCGTTCAGTGGGCTGCGCAATGCTTACACACCCAAACCCATAAAAAAGGGCAAGAATTTTATTGACAATGTTGAATTTTTCAAGGATAAACTCAAGGGTGTCAGGATCTATAACCAGGATTACAAAAAGGTTATTGCGAAATGGGATAATAAAGATGCCATTATTTATCTGGACCCTCCCTACACAAATATGGAAAAATATTATCAAGGACAATCCATCGACCCATACGAACTTGCCGATGTGTGCAGGAAAATAAAAGGAAAATTCATATTGTCTTATGATACCTCTCCAAGAGTGAGGGATGCGTTCAAGGGGTTTTATTTTCATCGTGTCAAGAGTGTCTACACATCGGGGTTGGGTGGAAAATCCAAATACGAGTATATTATTACAAATTATCAGGTTTCATAATCCAGACCAAAAATCTTTTTCAATTCGTGGCATTCGGTTCCTTTGATCAAACTGGCAATCCTCGCGCAAATCAACTCCTGTAATGGTTCAATATCGAGATAGGTTGCGGCTTCCAGGATTTCGTAAAGCCCTTTTTCATTCTGTGAAGAAACAAACTCAAGGTACCATTTCTGCTCGCAGATGGGATTGTCATTAATCAGGGGTTTCTCAATCTTTTTCATAGGATCTTTTTGATAATGTCTTGTGAATTCGAGTATTTTTAAAAATACACAATGATCCACATTGTAAAGGGGTATTTCTTCCCCGTCTTGTTCAAGGCCTTCCGACAACATTTTTATCAAGTAAGAACACTGGATTTCTTCCGCTTCTACTTCCACGACATAATCATCTCTGGTTCTTATCCTCAACAACATTCTTTTCTTTAAATCGTTTTGATTTAAAGAAAGGATTTCAATTTTTAAATAGGAATGTCGATATAATGCTGGCGGAAAAGACAACTGTAAAGGATGGGGCAGTCAAGTTTGGCGTCTTCCATTTGTTGGATCATGTAGATAAGGATGGGGGTCATATCCTGATAAAAGATCCACGACATGCTCTGGAAATCAATACGGATTTTATTCTTGGAACAGAAATGGGACATTTCTTTGTAAAAGGATTGGTTGATGTAGTTTTGGCAGAGGGTTATCAGGAAGATCATTTCAACAGAATCGGTATAATAAAGGGAAATATTCCTTGTTCCAAACATTATCGATACAAGGTTGTAAATCATTTTTTGATCGATAAGGATCTTTTCGTGGCAACCAAACAGCAATGGGGTGTTTGTGAAGAATGATAAATAATGTTGCTGGATTGGAAGATAATGACAGCCCAATTTTCCAGCTACACCAATCGGTAATGTCGATATTAATATAATTTCTTGAGAATACCCATTTTCTCTTGCCACATTGACATTGTTTTCAAGCTCGGAATCATCAAATTTTCCATCTGTCAGCCAGCAAACAGGGGTTGAAATAAAAACATAATCATACGCACACCCAGCCCGCAGTTCCCTTATATTTTCTACAAATTCTACAATCAAATTTTTATTTTTCCATATCGATAAGTTTTGAACCGACCCTATAACACATATATAATATAAATCCATAAGAAGAATTCTCTATTATAAAGAAAGGTTTTTTCTATTACAAAAAAAAGTTATTATTATTTCTTATTCTAATATATTGCCTTATTGTAGAGGGATTTATTTTCCTAATGGGTCAGTTTTTAAGTTTATGTTCTATTCTGTTTTGTCCCCATTGTGTCTTGAAAAAGGAAGCACTCCTCTACAAGGGTAATAATTCAGCGATTTATCAATTGGCTTGTAAAAAAAGTGTGTGTAAGGTAGTTTATAAATACAACATGTTTGCCAGGGAGAAAAAATTCATCTGTTTTATGAAAACAATAAACAATGTGTATGTCAAGAACATTATCGAATATTATGGAATTGTTCCAGGAAACAGCATCTTCATCATGGAAAAGGCAGATTACGATCTTCTTGAATGGGCGAAACACAACTATAAAAAACCCTCTTATATCAACCATCTCAAGGTCCTTATGGGGCAGATGGCGAATGGATGCCGATTTCTACACCACCATCATATCGAACATTATGATTTTAAACCAGATAACCTTTTATTGGTGAATGGGGTGCTCAAAATTTCTGATTTTGGGACCTGTCATATAGATAGAGAGGGCTACGTCCTGAATACAGGGACACATGGGTTCATGGCACCCGAAATTGCGGGTTTCACAAACAAAGAATACTATGTCCCCCATAGTATGGATGTGTATAGTATATGCCTGATGTTGATGTATCTATATTTTGCCCCCGTTTTTAAAAAATTTTATTTCAAAAATTGGACACTAGAACACTACTTGTCCCTCCAGGATTACGCAAACACAAAATACCCCTTTACTTTTTTAAAATGTGGCCTTGTGGTCGACCAGCGCTACAGGATAACAATGCCCGATTTGTTGAGCCATATAGAAAACGATGCTGAAAAGGCCATTGTATCATTATAGGAACCTGCTCATCACGAAAAATACAAAAAAGAAGAGGACAATCAAGAACAAGACGAAAAAAAGACGATGGGAGGGTTGATTGAAAAAATGTTCTTGGCGCGCACAGGTCCCTTTCTTATTGGCGTAAAGACACGCACCATACCCCTTTTTTAGGCATTGGTAAGGGATGGCAAACCTGTCATACCCATCTGGAAGAACCTGTTTCATCCCGCAATAAACTTTTTGTTTTTCTGGCATATTTATTGATACAAAATGTTTTTTGGCATTGATGAGAAAAATGAAAACAATAATGTAAAAAGCACAAATTATATTCTTTACATTATTTAACACCTTCTTCCTTTTTTATACAGACAATGTCACGAACAACGCATCATTTCGATTGGAAGAAACTCGAAGAGAAGCCCGACAACTGGGAAACCCTCCGCCAGCTTATCAGCATCTGTAATAATCTGGACGACGTATATACCGAGCAGACCAATGTCAATCCTTTATGGAACGACATGTCGATGGAGGTTTTTAGGGCACACATCACCGGACGATATGGGAAAGAGGCATCAAAATTTTTTACAATGGTTGAAACCGATATCAAGATCATCAAACAGAACCAGAAGAACAAAAAGACCAAGAACCTTTTGCGCCAGAAGATCCAGCAAGAAACAGAAAAAAAATTATTAGAAAAAGATTTTGGGTCGATAAGGTTTGATAATGGAAAGCCCATCCGGACCCTTTTCCGTATCAGCTCTGTTTTCTATTTCATGATTGCCGAGTGGAATATCATGTTAATTTGCAAGAAAACCCTGACGGCTAATAAAGGAGTGATTGTCGATGCGATAATCAGTTTGGATCGCATATTGATTGAAGAGATCTCCATTAATCCTGAAATTCCGCCCAATATCAAAAAGTTTTTTACAGAGTTGAACACAAGATCACAAAAGCTTCTGGGACGCCATGAGATTTTCGACGAATTGTTCTGTCAGCACCCAGAACTCATGGTCAATCCGTTTTCACAGAAACGAGTGGGCAGGACGAGTTTATACAAGGAACAGATTGAGGTCTTGACACATGTCATCGACGCCGTCATGTCTGGGTCTCCTCTGTTGTTGGGGGACCGGATGCCACCAGGAACTGGAAAAACATTTCTTGCTGTCCCTTTGGCCCAAAAACTCTTGTCCTTGAAGTGTGGAAAGACACTTCTTTTTGCCTGTCATAACCCTCTGGTGAGAACGGATGTGGCTTCTTTGAGTTTATTGGGCAAGAGTATGCACTTGTGGATGGGTCGCTACGACAACAGCAGTGGAAAGAAGGAGTATCTGGTGCGCCCACACAAGAGTTGTTTTCCGGTCAACTGGAAACAGGTCTACAAGAGGGATGATGAGAAAAAGACGGGCGGTGTCTACCAGCAATGCATGTTCTACAAGAATGAAACCGGTCGCTTTCCCGACATTCTTGTGGCGGATCTAGAAACGTGTGCCGAGATTTTACGGGATGACCTGCTGCGGAACCAATTTGTTGCTTACATTGACGAGTTTGTAAGCGATGATTATGCGAATAGTGTCATGGTTGAGATTGTCAGATTCCTCCCCAGACAATCCATCATCTTGTCCGCCATCCTCCCCCGATTCCAGGACATGCCATCGGTTATTGGGTACTTCAAGAAACGCCACAATGCCAGTGATGAAAATATTGTCCGTATTGAATCCAATCAACTCTTGATCAGCTGCACACTGGTCGATCCAGATGGTTATTCTTGCCTGCCACACCATTTCATCGAGAATGTGGAACAGGTCCCAATCCTCATCCAGCGGATCCGGGAGGACCCATTGATTGGGAGGATGTATTCCCCACAACAGGTGTTTATCATGACGGACAATATCAAGGATGACCTAGAACCCCACTTGCTTTTTCATCATCGTTTCCCCACGATTGGCCTGATTGACCACCAGAAGATCCGGGATTATGTGTTGGATCTCCTTCAGCACACAATTGAAAACCCGCGTTTGTTTGAAAAAATGAAGAACTTTCGGCCCTCCCTTATGAAAAAGCCATCATTGGACAGGATTGCGACGGAGGATTCACACCATTATCAAGGAAAGACACTTGTCATCACAACCCCAGATGATCGTTTTCTCATACTGGAAAAAATCAAACAGAAGCTCCACGAGGGAGCCCCTGACCTCCAGGTTCTCCTGGAAACAATGGAGAAAAGAAAAAAGGAACTCCTCAGGACACTCAACAGCACCAAGGAAGCCCAGCGCTCTTCACAACAAAAAATCGATGCCACCGATCAACAACAGCGGGTCAATCGATTAGAAGAAGAATTGTATTCTGTGGATCGCATCAATTGGCCAGCACATTTGATTGTCAATACCAGTGCCCACGCCCGTCGTTTCCAGCACCAATTGAGCAATGTGGCGGTCGTCCCTGTCCTCAGCAAGGAGTACGAGGATGCGTTTTCTGATTTCATATTGTCCTTTCTTTTGTCGGGGATTGGTGTGTATGATTTTTCTCAGTGCACAGAATACCAACGGCGTCTTACCATGAAGATCATGAAGCAATTGTCTTTTCTTTTTGCCGGACACGAGATTGTTTTTGGAACCAACATTGACGGACTGACCCATCTTTTTATTGATGGGAACTATGGGGACAATGTGTCCAGGAATGTCTTGCTCCAATTGTGCGGTCGTGTTGGCAGGGTGGGTCATTCTTACCAGGCATTGCTTGTCGTCAATAGCCACACGACCCTCAACAAGATTATGGATTTTATTGACCCCGTCGATATTGATGCCCAGTATTTCGAAGAAAATTTCAAGGAATTATTGAATTGAATTGAGTTTATTTATTTTTCAGGGTAATTTATATATAAAATATATAAATTAATTTTTTAGGGTGTGTAGGTGTAAGGAGATGGCATAATCTGGCATTTGAAAGTCGCATTAATAAATTTCTCTCTTGTGCACGATTGGGAAAGCCAGACATTCGGCATACACTGGAGTTTCTTATAAAAAATTGGGTATTCATTAAAGGGCACGCATGGTTGTGTCAATGTGAAATCACCAATATAGAATTCAAGCATTGGATTTTGGTTTATCAACCTGACAAATTTCTGGAGGGCATTTGAACCATCCTGGAGGAATTCTCCACATTTCATAAAGACTGTTTTTGGGTATGCGGGGTCAATGACAATTGCCCCTGTTTCCTTCACATTGTATTCCTTGAGGCGTTCGATATATAGGGGGTCATTCACAAGAAAGAGTGGATCCACAAGGATAATGACGGATGGTTTGGTTGATTTCAGTATGGAAAGGGGCGCCTGTTGGAGGTGTGTTTTTTCAATAGACGCATTGCTCTTGAGGAAGGACCCCATTGAAACATACAAGATGCCTTCACGATCACGAAGGATCTCTTGCGCATTTTCTAGGCACTTTGAGAATGACAGGGATTTCATTTTATTAGAAAAACAAGTTATTTTATTTATGATAAATGAAGTCGTATTATGATTATGTTATTGTAGGGGCTGGTCCGTGTGGGCTGGCGCTGGCTCAGTATCTCCGACATACTGGAAAAAATATACTTATCATTGATAGCATAGGTGTCATAGGGGGGTGCCACAGGGTGGTGCGTGTGCCATTTGAGAATGAAATGTTATTTACAGAACACGGTCCGCGCATCTATGTTTCCAATTATAAAAATTTTCAGGAGGTGCTGAAGGACATGGGTCAGGATTTCAATAATCTGTTTGTGCCTTATCGTTATTCAATACAAATAGAAATGCTTAAAAAATTAAGAGGATTATCATTCCGTGAGGTATTTGATTTGTCTTGTGCGTTCCTTTTGTTCCTGAATGATGAGGATTATGGAAAGAAGAGCACCATAAAACAATTTGCCAGGAAACATAATTTCAGCCCTTCAACAATTGATATACTGGATCGAACTGCCCGAATGACGGATGGTGCGGGTGCCGATCGCTACACAATGAACCTCCTTTTCCAGCTTATCAACCAATCATTCTTTTATTCGATCTACCAACCAAAGCTTCCAAATGATGTGGGGTTGTTCAGGATATGGGAAAAATTTTTAAGAAAACAAACAAACATTGATATTGTTCTGGAACACGATGTCATCAACCTGAGTTATAACAAAGAAATCAACAGCATCAACAGCATATGGGCACTTGATAAAAAAAATCACAACACAATTGAAATCAAGTGCCACAATGTCATCCTGGCAGTTCCACCTCACGCAATCGCCCGAATCCTAAAGAATTGCCACGAAAATGTCAAGAATACTTTCATGCCTTTCCAGAGATTAGAAAATTTTGTAGAAAAAAATGATTACATCCCATACATCTCGATAACTTTTCATTGGGAAACAAAACAAGACAACATTCCTTCCATCCAAGGATTCCCAGTAGGAGAATGGGGAGTCATCTTTATTGTGCTGTCTGATTATATGGACCTGACAATGGAATATTCCAAGACGCTCATTTCTTGTTGTGTTTCTTATGTGGATAAACCAAGCGAACATACCGGGAAAACAGCAAACCAATCGACACAAGACGAGGTGATTGAAGAAACTTTTCGCCAATTAAAAACAATCATGCCCTTTCTTTCAAAACCCGATATAGCCCTTGTCTCACCCCAGAATTCTTATAATACCAAGCTCCAAGAATGGACACAACACGATGTTTCGTATTTTGATTCTGGGAAACAAAGTCCGTTAAAGAATTTGGGAAAAATAAATAATCTTTATAATGTTGGGACACACAATGGAAACAGTATTATAGAAATGACAACAATGGAATCGGCAATCTCAAATGCTCTGGCCCTGGCCTATCAATTGGATCCAAAAACCAGGAAATTATTTCCTTTCCAGAAAATATGGACCTTGAGAGACATGGTGAAATTTTTGGCATATTTCTTGCTTTTTTTGTTGGTGATAATAATTCTTGTTTTGTCGATAAAAAATAAAAAAATAAATTCAGTAAATAAAAAAAACAATGGCATATAGTTTCGGTGTCCCTGGTTATGCTGTATGGACAAGTCATATTCTTATTGGTTTGTTTCTTGTTTACGCTGGATGGGTGTTGTACGATAAAAAGAAACTCGACAAGTACACCCCAATCGTGTTGATTGTATTGGGTGTTTTAGCGGCCCTCTACCACGCTCATATATGGTTTGTATACATGAATTCAGACAAGAAATCAAAGGATTGATTTTTTAAATTTCCAAACATCTTTTTTGTTCATGTATTGGAAATCTGGATCAATCATCTTCGTCATGACAACCATGACACTCACCCTGGAACCAGCAACATTCATTCTGCCGGCACGAACGTTTATTACGATGCAGCCAGCATCGTTTATGAACCATCATATTGTCGTTGTCATCTTCATAGGTCCAGTGGTTTTCGTTGTAATGGTAATGACAATCATCTCCATTTCGTGAGTGGTGTCTTCTTAAATGTTGTTTGGGTGGTTGATAATCTGTTATTATTTGTTGTTGTTTGGGAGGTGGAGGTTGTGTTGTTTGTTGTTGTTTGGGTGGTTGAGGTTGAGGTTGTGTTGTTTGTTGTTTGGGTGGTTGAGGTTGAGGTTGTGTTGTTTGTTGTTTGGGTGGTTGAGGTTGAGGTTGTGTTGTTTGTTTTTTGGGAGGTTGATGTTGTGTTATTGTCTGTTGTTTGGGAGGTGGAGGTTGTATTGTCTGTTGTTTGGGAGGTTGATGTTGTGTTATTGTCTGTTGTTTGGGAGGTGGAGATTGTGTTATTGTCTGTTGTTGTTTGGGAGGTGGAGGTTGTATTATTTGTTGTTTGGGAGGTTGAGGTTGAGGTTGTGTTGTTTGTTGTTTGGGAGGTTGATAAAGAGGTTGAGGTTGTGTTGTTTGTTGTTCATATTGTATTGTCTGTTGTTTTGGATGTTGATAAGGAGGTTGTGTTGTTTGTTGTTGATGCGGATGGTATGGGACTTGTAGGTAGGGTTTTTTTTTATCGTGATTGTTGTAATAATAATAGGTATCTCCATCGTCATAACTGATTTCGAGTCCCACGGGAGATGGCAAGAAAAATTTGTTATTTTCTTCTACTGCTACAATCGTACCAAGAAGTAATATGAAAGAAAACAAGTAGGGTGCCTTCATTTCTTAATCTAAGGAAAGATTAAAAAATATTTATTATTGTTTTTTTTTTCAAATCCAGACGGCAGTGTAATAATGACGTGAATACAGATTCTTTGTATTGTTGTAAGAGACGCTGGATGGCCGTGGATTATACTGGAACGCTGGTAATGTATAAATTGGCATTTTTGTCCTATCAATGACACGGTCCAGCATCCGTGGGCCAGTGGCATCAATCACACTTACTTTGTAATACTCGTACGTGGGGGACATCAATTCACGGAATACCTCATTCCAGAAGGGATGGCGCGGTGGCGACGCCATCAAACTGTTTTGGTATTTTTCTGTTTCTCGGTAGGAACTCTCGACAATCGAAACCTTGTCGTGATGGAGTTGAGAATAAAAATTATGATAAATCTCAAAATCCATGTCAATATAAATACCACCATAGGTGTCAAGAATAAAATAACGAGCCGCATCAACACGCATAATATGGGAAGGGTACTCCAGATACTGCTGTAAAAACCAAGGATATTTGGATCGTATAAATTGTTCGAGGTCGTCATCGTCCCATAGTTTATAGACAAATCCAACAAATTTATCCATAACGGATTCCTGGCATTTTTCCCATATTGGAGACCACTTTTGCTTATCTGAAGGGGCTGTCTGGTGAATAATCAATGGAATCATGTATTTATTCTATAAAGGAAGAATTATTTATTTAGATAATTTCCTTGTTCTTGGAAGCAAGTATGGCAGAGATAATATAAAACCCAACATTAAAAACAAACAAAAAACACATAAAAGTGGGGAATTTAGAATACAAGATAAGGGTGATTATGATTAAAAGAATTGTAAAGATCAGTAGGTAAACATAGATCATGACATTTTCCCATTGTTGTTTCTTGACATACCTTGTATCAATAATAAGAATTATCAAGACAAATATAAAAATGACGGGAAGAATCAGGTTGATGGTTTTGGAGAATTCTGCGCATTTTGTAATAATCTGTGATTGACCAGAACTCTGTGCCATTTTTATTTTTATAGTATTTAAAAATAAAAATTAATTAATTTTTACTAATCATGGAATACAGGGCAGTTGTGAAGGTGAAAATCAAATTAGCAATCAGCATGGCACACATGTAGGTTGGATGGCGAAAATAGACCCAGATGGTAAGGCCAAACAATAATGACATGAATGCGACGCCGAATATCAGGCCAAAGATACTGGAAAAACTTTCTTTCCTAAAATTGATAATACGAAAGAAAAGGGCAATAATCCCCACCAAGATCATAAACCCCAATAAAAACAATGCTGGAATCATCAGCACAAATTGGACTTTGGAGCACAGATCCACAGCCCAGTGTATGGTTTTCTTCTGGGTCTTTGTCTGTTGTTTCTTCTGGGTTTTCTTTGACGATTTGTTTCTCAACGATTTCATTTTTATTATTTAAAAAGAAAATAATATAATAAAAATTTTAAAAATATGAAATATGTATTGATGGTGCCACTTCGAAGGTGTGGGAGCAATGCCATCCGTTTGCGCATGAATCTTCATCCTGATTTCTATAGCCCCTACCCACTGCATCTATGCGATATGAAAGAAAAGGAAAAAACTTATGAGGACGACCTGGATTATTTCCAGTTGGTTGTTGACATGGTTGGCCTGCAAAAACACAGTCTGGTATCGTGGGAGGGTCTTGTGTTTGACCCCGTCGATATTTTCAAGAGCATCAAGGACAAGCCACGGAGCATTTACCAGATTTATTGGGAGATGCTTTCTAGGGTGGGGCAGAAAAACAATGCGAAAGTAATCATGGATAAGTGCCAGGACTCGGTTTGTGATTTTGAAGAAATGGTGGAATTGTTCCCAGAAATGTTGTTCCTTGATGTTGTAAGGGACCCACGAGCCCAGATTTCAAGCATGAACGATGCCATTATTTATGATTTTGACACCCAACTCAACACAATGAGATGGGTAGAAGCCAGAAAGTGGAGTGATAAGATCCACGAAAAATATCCAAACAAGATCCTTACAATCCGTTATGAGGATTTCATCCTTAACCACGAAGAAACAATGATGAGGATTTGCAAGTTTGTGGGGATTGAATTTGACCCAATCGTTCTGGATGTTGAAAAGTCCAGAGAAGCATTCATCATGTCGCGCACATCCCCATTATGGGAAACCAATTACAGCATGCCGATACCTGGATATATCAACAAGTACATGAACAATCTGTCCCGACTGGAGATTGAACAGATTGAAAACAAAACGATGGAGTGGATGAAGAAATATAATTACGCGCCAATCACACCCCACAAATCACCATTCTTCTATAGTATCAAACAAGCTACAATGGAGAGCGATGAGAAGAAGGAGAAAATATGGGAGGCATTGAGAAAGAAACACCCACACGATTACATTTTGAGAAAATCAAGAATGAGATATATAAATTCTGTAAAAAAAAATCTATAGAGAAAATGTTGTCAAGAATAAAACATGGAGAAAAAAGAACACAAATCACCCCACGGCTGGTTCATCATCTTATGGATTGTCTTCACACTATGCGTGTTCCTATTGACAATGGTTTATACAATCGAACAGGAAAACGACAAAGAAACCAACCCACAATCCAAGAAGGCAAAGGAGCGCGCAACAAATTCACCAGTTAAAAAATTAACGGTAAGCCCAATGACGACACTTCTGCCAGCCAGTGTCAAGATTGTAAGGGGTGGAAAGGTATTGTATCGCCACGACAAACTTGACATTATTGCGGATAGTTTGAAAAGACATTTGCATTCTCTTCCGGATGTCATTTCAAATTCCAATGAAAGTGATGAGAAAAAGGCATATTCCACAAAAGACATTTCCCTATCCCTACACGGATACGAGATAAACAGTATTTCGGTGGGAAAAAGTTTCTACATTTATGATTGTAATATTGTCCCAACCGCCGAGTCCCTGGTAGTGTCGATCCTTATGGAATTGCCTGAAATCAAGGTTAGTTTCAAAGACCACCCTGAATACAGCCAATACTGCCCATTAATCAATCCCTACATTCACGTAGTCGAACTGATCTATTTATGGGATTATAACAAAAATACCCTAAAACCCCATCATAATATGAAGCTGTCCAATCTCAAGATTTTCATGGTATCGTGGAAAGACAATCTTTACAGAAAATCATACGAACAGGTCAAGAATTCACCCCTCCATAATGTAAAGACACCAATCCCCCTAAACCTCAAAAAGGAGGAATTGTATAATTTCTTGATGGAAAGCAATATTTTTAATGAGGTTTTTATGATTTTTAACCCAGAAATTTCTCTCCAATCAATCCAGAACAATACACCAATTCAGTAAGAAAAAAAAATTTATAACAAATAAAAAAGAATGAATTGTGATTACCAGACATTTTTCATTATTATGGTGGGAAGTATTTCATCCCAATATTTTGTTTTACAATTTGCAAAGAACCAGTTGTGTATTAAAAATTTTGAATACACCCTTAAATCAATATGGCAACGCTACTATAAAGATTACGCATGCAAAAACTATGACCTATGGAAACAGAACAACATGTCCAGTATGAAAAAGAGATTCGAACAAGAACAGAATAACCTGGTGTTGTTGTTCTACTTGTGGAACATGTTATGGGTGATTATGTTGTGTTTCTGCCTGCCGAGATTCTGGGCAATACCCCTGCTCAAGGTCATGACAACCTATGGAATCATTGTGATTATTATTTCTTATGTTGTTTATTATGTTTATTATCCCCAATTGGAACGCAATCCAGACACCTACCTTCCAATTTTCTATATCTAAACATTTCTCTTGAAATATAGAAAAGAATGAGTTGTTTATTCCGTTCGTTGTCTGCGTTTGTTGATTCTGTTTCAGAAAATGAATTGAGACAAATTATATGTAATTATCTTGAAAAAAATCCTAAAATCATGGATGACCTTTCATTAAAGGACATTTTACATATTGACGGCATGGATACAGCAGAATATGTCCGGAATATGAGGCATAGTTCAACATGGGGGGGAGCACTGGAGATAAAGGCATTTGCGGAAATATACCAGGTGGGCGTGGTTGTGAGGGTCAGGCAGACAGGCAGGGATATTGTCTTCAAACCTTCTTCGATGCAGAATGCCACGTGCCTGAATGCGGTCATGATTGAATGGCAGGGAGTCCATTACGAACCAATCTTCACCAAGAAATGATTTTTGAATTTAAAAAAAATACAGAAAAAGATGTTGGATTATTTGGTAGATAATACAGATTTTTTAGAATATTTATCGATAATGGATTTCTGTGTCATACGACAAGCGAGTTTATGTTTGAAATACTCGGTAGAAAAAAAAGTTTGTCCAAGAGAAATCACATGGGTCCAGAAATGCCGGATGTATGATTCCAGTACCTTGTGGGACATGAATGGGAAAATGGCATCTTGCTACAAGCCAACCAAGACCAAATGGCTCATGATATACTCACAAAAAAAAATGCCATCGATTATCCCGACACCCTTCTGGAATTATTTTTTGAATTTCATGAAGGGGTTTGTGACCCTCTATAAATTCCAGAATTGGTGTAATTTCCAACAAATCCCGCTAACACAATTACCAAACAAGAAAGAAAAATGGGAAGTCAAGATGAAAATGGAGATTATTGGGGTGAGCGTCCACAATGAAGACGAAGAATACCCAGAAGAACTGCGGGATATCGATGAATTCATTTCGATTGGGGTGGCACTCCATCGATCCAGCAATATCAAAGAAGGCGTGCTGGGGTTGAATCCAGTTTCGATTGGATGGCATTCGGACGACGGCATCATCTATATGGATTCTTTAAAAATCGATAAAGGGGTGCGATTTGGAAAGGGAGACAAGATAGAAATAGTGATTGATTATTTCAATGGCGCCATCATGTTTTTAAAAAATTCCAGAATGATCCATTTCCACGAATTATCTGGAGAATTCTTGTGTAATCCACTTTTATTCGGGGTGAGCTGCCGCACAATGAACAGCTTGTTCCTCAGCATTGTATAATTATTGTAATCTGGCGACAGGATGACACGAAGGATCAATAAAAAAAAAGAGCATTATTTGAAGGAGAATGACGCAAAAAAGGACGCACGACACGAAATGTTCGTATTCCATTTTTATTTTTTTTTAGAATTCTTTAAATAAAGATAATGTCATCAAATGTATATCTTTTTGTCATATCCAGTTTAAATGATCCAATATACCGGAAAATCCAAACCAAGAGACGGAGTTTATTGTGCCATTATGGCATACCCTACACAGTATTGATAAACCACGATGAATCAAAACTCGACGATAACACCGAATCGACGCTGGTCCCGTTGAATGATGAGGAAATAATGTACAACGGGGGTGGTTATAATCCCTACATGGCTCAAAAATTCTTGATGGCTGTCAAGATGTTTTTCCGTTCATTCAAGAATTACGACGATATCCCAAACTATATTGTCCGTATCAATGCGACGGTCTATGTCCATTACCCATCCCTCCTGAAAGTTTTGAACGATAAAAGTTTTCCAAGAAATAGAGTTCTGGCTGGTATTAATTGGGGGGATATCTTCGTACAGGGTATGGTGATGGTGTTCTCCAAGGATGTGCTGGCAAACATGCTGAATGATCCACGGATGTACTCAAAGGAGATTATGAAAAACAATGATGACGTCTCGCTTTCGATCCTTGCCGACCCCTATTCCAAATGGATCGATTGGAGCAAATACACGTGCGCAATGAGGGGGTGCGCAACAGACGATAAGGGTGTTTATTTACTCGAAAAAATAAAACCACTGGAGAATGAAAAGTGGATCTTCAGGATCAATGAACCAGCCGATGGCAGGTATGTAGATTCCATCAACTGGGATGGTCTGCTCGAATACTTTAATGAAATCAAATTCACTACACCCCCACCACAACAAAAGAAGAAGAAACCATCCCACAAAAACAAATGGATCTTGTTGTTTCTTTTTCTACTTGCTGTCTATGCTATTATAAAATTGAGAAAAAGGAAGATTGACTGGAAGAGTTTGAATAAAAAATTGAAACAATGCTACAACTTGTTTTGAGTCAATTTTTGTAAAACTTGCCGGAACACCAGAGTATTTTTATTATTATGCCTGTTGATTTGGGAATACAATCCGTTATTGTGTAAATCCTTCTTCATGTATGGTTTATTATCCAGATAACACGCAACATTGTTTTTGACTCTTATAATATAAAACCAGATATCATCCTGGGCACCACACACATTCAAATAGATATTTTTATTGAATATTAAATCCCCCGTTTTATAGAAAAATTGTGGTTTATATAAAACACCACCTTTTCCAGTGGGAAAATTATAATGATGTTTTTTCACCAACACACCACGCTTCAGATAATCAAAACTGGAAAAATTAGCCATTTTGGGTGTAAATCCCCTGTAATTAACAGCACAACGGTGTGTTCTGTAATCCCGAATCATGTTCCTGATGAGATTGTCATCATAAACAGTATCGTCATCAATGGTTATTATGATACAATCCTCATCCCATTTTTCTTTCAATAATGGCAATAATTTACGATAAGAACCCTGATTCTCAACCCAACTTACCTGGATAAAATCATTGTTTTCTTCTAAAAATCTTTTGAGATTTTCATCCGTCATCTCCCTGTTTGGAAACCCAGAATCCAACAAGAAGGGTCCTTCAGACAAGAACAGGAAGATCTTGTCTGGTTTCCTGGATTGTCTCACCATGTTCTTTAATGTTTCTAATAACATTTTTTGGTTCTTGAATATCGAAGTCAGGGACACATACACAGGTTCCTCTTTAAATATTTTATAAAAAGTATGTTTGTATTCTCTGCACTGAATAAAATTTGGCATTGTGTATTCAACTATCTTACCATTACGAACAAATGAATCACACAAATCCGATAAATGTTTAATATTTGTATCATCAAAAATAATGATGGTATTCTCGTGAGACAACCGCAGGCATAATTCAAGATCTTTTTTAGCACCTTCTAGTGAGTGGTCTCCGTCAATATGGATGAGATCATATTTTTTGTTCTCTTGTATTAAGGATGTTAAGGCGTCAGCAGATGGTTTCAGTATGATGTCCATCCCTTGATAATCTTTAGAAATCTGTTCGAAACAAGGAACAACGTATTCGTGGAAATTAATATCAACACACGTCAATTCGAAATCATGGCTTGACATTTTCATCAATAAAGAAGAAAACCCAGCATTAAAACCAATCTCCAAAACATTTTTAGGTTCGAGTTTTTTCATTAAATTGATAATGTTGTATCTTTTGGGTTCAAGGTTCGAATACTTGCTTTTTGAATTGTGTTTAGAATAAATATTGCCTTCCAGATCCACCTTGATAATTGGCAATAATTTTGTTTTGATATAGTTTTCCCAATTTTGACAGATTTCTGTTTGGGTTTGGAAATTCTCAAAAATATAAAAATCACTGGGTGAGGTGGTGTCGTTATTCCTTCCCAGCACAACCTGAGGGTACCGATTGGGGATATGTTTTATGAGTTTCCAATCCTTTAAATGCTGATTTATATAATTTGTAAATTTGCGGAACCTGACGTGCTGAGCGTGTTTAATATCTTCATTTTTAGCATAGATAATGACATATTTATTTGACATTCCAAACAAATTATTCATATATTCGTGATAAACATGGTCTTCGACCAGGTGATAAACGACATCACATGACAATGTCAAATCCGCTTTGATATTCTGGATTTCGGTATCAAGCAAAAAAGTTTTGGTAGTATCATTGGTAAAAATCGTTCTGCATTTATTAATAACCGTTGGGCTCACATCAATACCAGTATATATCTTGTCTTGTGTGTTTATCAGTTTCAGCTGGTTCCCATCACCCACCCCATAATCAATAATCGAAACGATATTATTCTTTGCTATAAAATCATTGATGACATCAGCCTTGAATCTGGCTAGATTGTTATAACTACCACAACCAGAATTATTATTGTTTTTATACCGTTGTTCCCAATATAATTTTGAGTTGAACATTATATCTACTTTTATTCAAGAAAAAAGAATTATTATTCCAAAATAATAATTTTGTGTAAATTGTATTGTCATCATCTCAAGTGCTCGAATAGACAAGTTCTTTTGACGTGGAATCGTAAAATACCACACCAGGCCCAATGCCAAGACCCGTTGCCCTGATGGGCGCCATATATAATCTGTCCGTATCTGCACTCTGTAGGGCAGAGCCGCTCGCATTAATAATTGTTGTCCTGGTGTGTTGGTAGGATGTGCCAGCTTGGTTCCCAATGGCAATAGCATTTTGTCCTTGTCCTGTAAGACCAGCACTCGTTCCAATTGCCACCGCATTGGTTGCTTGGTAAGAGTTTCCAGCATTAATCCCAATAGCAACCGCATTTATTCCTTGTCCTGTAGAACCCGCGCTCGGTCCGATCGCTATCGCATTTGTTCCTTGGGAGTACCTTCCAGAAAATTGTCCTATTGCCACCGCAGTAGTTCCTTGTCCTGTAAAACCAGCCTGGTTGCCAATTGCCACCGCACTTCCTCCTTGATAAGAGTTTCCTGCTTGACCTCCAATCGCCACAGCAGTTCCCAGTTGTCCCAGATTGCCTGCACTTGGTCCAATCGCAACAGCAGATCCTCCTTGTCCTGTAAAACCCGCTGCGTTCCCAACCGCCACTGCTTGTTGTCCTTGGTAATATCCCCCAGCACTGTTCCCAATTCCTATCGAATTTCCTTTTTGGTTGATGTTCCCAGCACTCGACCCAATCGCAACAGTGCCAAAATCTTGCCCCGTGAATCCCGCATTGACCCCAATCGCAATTCCCGAACTATTTTGATAATATCTGCCAGCATTGCGTCCAATCGCAATAGAACCTGAAACCTGTCCCAAATATCCGGCGTTCTCACCAATCGCCACCGTGTAGGTTCCTTGTCCGGTATATCCAGCAGCGGGTCCTATCGCCACCGCACTTTGTTGTTGATAAGAGTTCCCAGCACCTCCACCAATCGCCACAGCACTTCTTCCTTGGTTCGTGTTCCCCGAAAAATTCCCAATTGCCACGTTCTCTCCAAGCTGACCTGTGTAGCCAGCCCGGAAGCCAACAGCAATCGCACCACTCTGTTGGAGAGAATATCCCGCATTCAATCCGATGGCAACCGCATATCCTCCTTGAGTAAGGGCTCCAGCATTATCACCAATCGCAATACTTTGAGCGCCCTGATTTAACGAACCCGCAAAAACGCCAATGGCGGTCCCATTCTGTCCTTGGTTCTGTTGTCCTGCCGAGTACCCATGTGAAATGGCCTGACTTCCCTGATAATACCGTCCCGAAGCCAGCCCGATAGCAGTCGCACGATCTTTCTGGCCAGTGTATCCAGCCAGATAACCGATCGCCACCGCATCTGTGCCCTGGCTTGCGAATCCGGATTGCTGCCCGATTGCCACGGCCCGAACGCCCTGGTTCGTTTGGCCTGCCAGGTACCCAATCGCAATCGCACTCGAGTTCTGTCCTGAGTACCCCGATTCCCGCCCCACAGCCACCGCGTTCTCACCCTGAGATGTGGTTCCCGCGGCATACCCCACCGCCACCGAATTTTGTCCCTGGCTTGTGTCGCCTGCCAAGATGCCAATAGCGACACTGTTGATGCCTTGTGTTTCGCGCCCGGCGCTCGTTCCAATCGCCACAGCGTTTATTCCTTGTGTTATTTGTCCTGTCAGCAACCCAATCGCGATGGCCTGTTGCCCCTGGTCTTCAAACCCCGCTTGATCACCAATCGCAATGGCGTCCGTCTGCTGGTTGGAATACCCGGCATTGGTGCCAATCGCAATTGTATTGCTCTGCTGGTTGATTAACCCTGCGTCCAACCCGATCCGCAAGAAATCGTACTTGTTGTTGATAAAGGGCGCATTAACACTCTCCGATAAGTAGCTGGTTGTCCCTGTGAATGACGACGACCAGAAAGTATCAAAATTAGTATTGCTTTTTTTTGTGAGGACCTGATTGGTGAAACCACCCGAAATTTGGTTCTGGTTGCTATTAAGACTACAAAAAAGTTCCGACAAACGATTTGGATCCATCGATTAATTCTTTCTTTAAAGAAAGAATTAATAAAAATTTAAAATTAAAAAAATGGAGAAGGTGTAGTCGTGTAAAAATCAGGTTGGAGCTCAAGGGTCATGGGGTATGAGTTTTCTACAGAATCGTATGCGGGGGGGATTGTATAAACAAGATTTTCTGGCGGAGGCATTGTGAAAACAGGAGGTTCGTCAGGAAGCTTGTTTACAACTGGCCGAACAAAAAAAGTTTTCTTTTTGACAAGTTGTTTTTTTTTAGGGGAAACAGGGACACGTTGTTGTTTTTTTCGTTGAGCATACATTTTATTTGTTGATAAAAAAAATATTTTACGTTTTTTGGAGATTAAGAAAGTAATGACAAAAACAAAAAAAGTTTTATGAAAACATTTTCCTAAGTAAAATATTAATATAATAATGATGGAAAACTTTTATAATTTAAGGATACCAGTATGTAAGCATCTCTTCAAAGGGCTCCCCTGCTTCCGGCGCATCCTCAAACTGGAACCCCTTGCTGATGTCCCTCACACACATACAGTCAAAGCGCTTTGCGCCTTTCTTGCTGATTCCATCTGAACTCACATCCTTCAGCCAGAAAAAGGCGTCCAGCTGGGCATTGTTGTCCTTGTATGTTTCGGTCTCAGTATCAAAAACATACCCTGTCTCCTCCAACCATTTGGCACTGGGGATCTGGGGCAGGGCATCTGGGTTATATTTGGACTTGACATTGCACCACTGGTCGCACGATTTCCCAACACGATCATCACCTCCATTCCTGCTGGTGTCAATGACCCAACCAAATTCATACCCCGCATCCTTCCAGAGGGAATCCATCATGTCCACGAACCCCAGCTCGTCAAGACAAAAATTGTATTGTTCGGCAAGCCCACACTTATCTTGACGGTCCAACAAGAGTTCTCGGTTGGCGATGTTTGTGGCAAACCCCCTCACGCGGTTGGCAACACCTGGGTTCAAACCCCCGTCCAGAAGGGGGACTGTGTACTGGGTGAGGGCATTATTCATGCTGGACTTGAGTTCCAATTCGGTTGTCTCGGGGGTGCTTTCCAGTATCTGGCGCACATTATGAACAAACAATTGGGCCAGGCCATTGGCAGTGGGGTCTGGGTATTCGGCGGGGCGTTTCTGGTTGTCCAGCTTTTGTTGTGCGGACCACCCCAGCCAGCCATGATGGGCGGATTCAAGATAGAAATAAGTATTGTCATCCACATAAAGCTCATTGAGGGCCCAGATAATGCCATTGTAATAGGCAGTCATGGCAGTATTGGAACATTTGGGTGGATTGACTGACTGGCAGGGGCTGCTGTTGGGGTTGAGATAGTTCGTGACAGAATTTGGCAAGCTGTCGGTCTCGATAAACAAAATTTTTGTTTTTTGGGGGTATTGTTTCAGAATGCCCCGAATAGGAAGAATAAAATCATTCTTGTATTTGGTCAGGCCGTCCTCACAATTGTCGGTCTGGCATTGTAGCATTCCATTTGATGCTGAAGCGGCACAATCCCGAGGCCCAGGTAGATTGTATACTTCGATAAAAACAGTATCATCACCAGTGCTGTTTAAATAAAAAGGCAAATTTTCAATGCGTTCAATCGCATCCATCCAGACAACAGAAGGATGTTCAATCGCAAATTTAGCAGCAGGAAGATCCGCCAACCCAAGATCTTTCAGTTTCTGGGCGAACAAAGGGTTCTTAGCCCAAGGTGTAGTTTCAAAGGGGTTGTCAAGAGCAATGACGGGCAGAACGCAGAGTAATCCAATCAATTTTAACCATTTCATTTTTATTTTCATTATAAAAATAAAAATTATTTTCAGTTAAATTATTTATTTAAAGAATTGTCATGTTAGATTTGATATATTTAAAAGTTTTTATACTGGAAACCCGTTGAAATCACATGTATAAACACGAGACAACAGAGGATCAGGGCGTCCCTTATACTTCCATGAACAGCTCATCTTGCAGCAGTCCTGGTACCCTGTCATACAATTCTTGTTCCGGCAGAAGATATTGAATTGATTCCGCACATTTGGGTATGGCAGATTGGCCTCATCGGTCCGCCTGAGGCCGGTGGCCTTGGTCAAACTTTCGGGGCACCGGATCTGGACGGAATCCGTGGAAAAAAAGTTCTGGTGGAAAAACATAATGTTTGCGTACCAGCACGCCTGTCGCAGCACATCATCCTTGAAATCATTGCCCCTCACCAACCTGCCACACAATCCCCACACTCTGTCATAATCACTGGAGAGCATCCGCAACCCTCCCCCATAACAATTGCCATCTGGCGTCCAATCGTCAAAAAAACTGTTAAACATCCCCACGGCACACGCCCCCCCCTGACAAAAACGAGAATGACAATCCTGATTACAGGCCGTATAGTAGCCGAAGCCACCCGCCCCCATGTGCACATCAAACTGACCTGGCACCACATCAAACCCTGTATTGGTGATTTGTAGAATCAATTGGCGGTTGAGGTAAGTGTCGTTCCAATGGAACTGGGGATTGCCGAGTTTCACCTGGTAGCATTTCCCACAATCGTCGTCGCTCCGTGTGGCGGCTGTGCCGTAAAAGAAATCTCGGCCCAATCCATCGCGTTCTGCCGCCAGCAACAAATCTGATGAGAACAACAACAAATGGGGGCACGAAAACCCAACATTCCATGGGTCGGTTGGGTTGCCGTGGCACGCGCTGGGGTACTCGTAGTCGCCATGCGGTTTCAGGATAAGTTCTGTGTAGGGCACATCCGGGTAGATGGTGTAGGTTGTCGTGTTCTTATAACCCCAATCCCATAAGGACGGACCGAGAATCTGTGCTTTCACACAAACAAATCCCATCATAAACCCCAGATTTTTATAAAATTTCATCCTTTATCTTTTCAAAAAATTTAAAATCTTTAAACCATTTTGATTTACACCTTCCGGCATTTAAAATGTTAATTATTTTTAATGCCTTCTTACAAATATGCCTCACAAATCCCCCGATTTCAAACTTATTGCCGTCCAGCACTATCTTCACTCCTCTCACAACCTTTTAGAAATCTGCAACATTTTTCATTGTCATCTTATGACCCTCTACCGATGGGTTAATCACTACCTCAAGTATGGCTCTTTTGAACGATTACATCGCCCAACATGTTCTTACAAAATCCGTAAGGTTCATGTCGCCGAAGCTCTCCATTTTCTCTCCTTACACAAAACCGTTTCTATTCCTGCGCTTCATGCTTATCTTCAATCTAAGTTTGACGATTACTCTATTACCGATGACCATCTACGACGGGTCATCCGTGATAATAACTTCACAAGAAAACGAACTCGTCATGGACACTATCCTAAGATGAGACATAAATCTCCTACTGATAGGAAGGCTGATCTTCAAGCTTTTTATTCTGTTGTCTCTACCTTTCCCATTGATAAGATCGTCTCTATTGATGAAACTTCCCTTACCCCTCGGCTTCAACAAGAAAACGAGGAACTACAGCGTCAAGTCCAACCGCAACAACAACAGCAGCAACAACAACAACCTAGTCGTAACGATTGGCGATACTATAATATGAGAAATGGTGCACGCGTTCGTCATATAACAGCAAGGGGGCATCGGTGGAAAGGAGTTTATAACTATAAATAATGTGGTTGAATGTAATGGAAACCAGTATATTTCTCCATCTCGATTTGCACGACAACATAATGTCGAATATGCTCCGTACCGCGTTCCGAATGATGATGGGAAGGGATGTACTATTATGCGTAATGGTGAATGGACTAAATTGAGTTATTTCCCATAAAAAGCACACCAACAAGAAGATGTTCTGTTCTAATTGATTCCCAATGGGAATCAATTATCTTTTATGTAAAGTTATGGTCAGTATCTAAAGAATTAATCCTTAGATCTAAAAGAATGCGTCTCAAAAAAGACCTTTACCCTAAAGAACAAATGAATGTTAAAATGGATCTTGTTAAGATTCTTGGGTTGCATCAAGATCCTTCTATCGTTCTGTATGAACTTGATAGGGATACTGATATGCTTAACAACATACAATCTCTTGTCCCTTCCATCCGGAAATATTTTGCTTACGCTTCCATTCCTGGCGTTCTTGAGCCCTACCGCTATAATCGCCCTTATCTCAGTATTATTAAGAACCTCTTGAAAGATATGTACTCTATAGAGTGTAAGGATATCATGTTCCGCCTTCGTGATGGAAATAAGGTCAGGACAACGAAATATATTTTCTCTCCAAAATGATCTAAAGACAGCCAATTTCTATTAATAAAAGTCAATGCCCGATGTCCCCGAACAAATGAAACCCGCACGAGTGCCTCCCGACAAGCCAGAGTTCCATTGTATCAAGACCAGCTTGAAGTCCGTCGCCCGTAATCCTCTCGTCATCTCCAAACTCAATGATGTCGTACAAATGTCCCACAAGATCGTCGTTCACACCCTACAGTTTATCAAGTTGTATCTTATCGATCACTATGACCGCAATCTTCCATTTCCTATCATTGATAAGCCGTTCGTTGTTGCTGTCATGAAAACCTTGTGTCAAGAACCCGCTTCCGGTCGCCCTCCTTCCGCACAAATCCAAACTCTCAAAGACGAGTTGTCTTGTTTTTATTACGCTTATTACAAGCATCTTCAAGTGGATGACCTCCATTATCAACATATGAATACGGTTCTTGATTATCTCGCCATTGATATTGTGACGATGTATGAGAACAACATCAAGCAACATTTCTTTGAGTATGTGGAACGCTATGTCAATGTAGCATGGAAGAAGAAAGAATTATGTGATTGGATTAAACAACATAAACCTTACATTACAAAAGAGAAGATGGTTTCTAACTTGTGTGGAAACCTAAGGAAAATCAAGAATGACTTGCTATCGAAAACCAGAACATCCAAATGGTTCTACCATAAATGGATAGATCAGGTCTCAACTCAAATATTTCCTCAACGGGAATACAGAGAAAATAATATCTATTATGACATCCAATGCACACCGCAAGATTATCTTCCATATATGTTCTATATGATGAGGGAACTTGAGAAGGATGGGGTGAAACTCAATAATGTCTGCCCACTACGAACGGATATGGTACCAAAACATGTAAGGATAGATACAACCAGTTTGGTCCATATCTGTCTAACAGAAGAACAAGGAACAAAGGAAGAGTTCCTAACTAAAGGAAACCTTGTGAGGATGGAAGACAAGATTTGGGGGTTCTTCTTCAAGACCGAGAAGAAATGTTTCCGCCTGTCAGACGAGCATGGTTATACATTCCACAACATGATCTCTACCGATGGAGTATCGTGTAGCATTGTATTAATAAGGAAAGACCTGACAGGGAAATCGAAATTCAGGATAAAACCGAAGAAAACACCATTCAATGAGAAGTATATAGATGAGTTGGAAGAAGAAGAATATATTGAACTTCAAATGAAGAATATTGTAGGTGTGGACCCTGGGATTTCAGATCTTCTTCATTGTGTGAATAGTGATCAAAAGGATAACATCTCTAAATTCAGGTATTCTCAGGATCAACGCCGTCAGGAGACCAAGTCCAAGAAGTATCGGGATGTTGTCCTTTCTTGGAAGGAAGAAATTGTCGGTCATCAGGATGTGGTTCATTGGGAAACTGAATTGAGCCACTTCAACAAGAAAACCCTTGATTTTGGACGATTCCAAGAATATATTGAGAAGAAGAATGTTGTCAATTACAACCTACAAGAGTTCTACCAGAAATACATGTTCAGAAAGTTAAAATTGGGTGGATATATCCTACGACAAAGGACAGAGTCAAGGATGATGAACAGGTTCAAGAAAATATTTGGGTCTTCTGATAAAACGATCATAGCGATCGGGGACTTCGAACAGAAACAACACAAACGCTTCAAGGAAGCAACGAAAGGGAAGGGGTTTCGTTCCTTATTACGAAGACATGGATACAAGGTGTTCATTGTAGATGAGCACAAGACAAGCTGTAGATGTGCAAATTGCGGACATGAGACCAAGACATTCCGTTGGTGTCAAAACCCGAAATACTGGAAAGATAATATCATCAAGAGACATGGGCTACTGCGTTGTAAGAACGATTGTGGGCTATGGAATAGAGATACAAATGGTGCGATCAATATCTGGAAAATTGCTGTATCAGCAATAGGAAGGAGAGAAAGACCAGAATATCTCAGAAGAGCCATAAGCTCAATCAGTGGAGTTGCATCGACATCCACGACCCCTAATTTACACGAAGATCCATTAACATTTTAAATGCCGGACGGTGTAAAGATTAAAAAATATCAGAACCCATCAAGGCGCCCGAGCACAAAGCAATCTTGCTTCCATAAAAAATATCTTTTGAGTTTAGATAGTCATTGAAATTACCATCGGTTGCCCTCCGGAAACCATTCTCTCTGAAATATTCAATCAGGTTCTTGGCACCATCAAGTGTTACAATGTAAGCGAGAGAACAAGGATTGAGTGTTTTTTCGAGTTTGCACACATATTTTTGTTTCGTCTCATCATGACAATTGATCTTGTTCAGCTTTTTATCCTCCAGGGGAATCGGCTCAAAGTAAGCACCCGAACCTGCTGAATGGAATCCAATGTTTATCATTTCCGCATCCTTCGGCACATCCCCCAACACCTTTTCAAGGTGCTTATTAAAGTCCTTCTTGAACACCACATCATCCTGGAGGATAATAATGTTCTGGTAGTTCTTTTCCACCATCTCTTTCAGGATGTAATAGTGGCTCAATTGGTTCCCCATGAGGGCATTCTTATTGGGCGCATCCCTGAAATCGCTATTCGCAAACATGGCCAATTCTTCCTTGGTGAATTTGTGTGTCTTCCCATCAATCCCCGGGAATCGCACCACCTTTTCATAAGGGATCTTCTCATCATAAACCTGTTTCAAAACATGCTGTTTCCGGTCGGGCCTGCGATCCATATTGATGTAGTAGATCTTGTCAATTGTCAATTTGTTTTTGGATGTGAAAAAGTCAATCGAAGAATCTTGACACAAAAAGAAAAAGAAACAAACAAGGAGCAAAATAATGACAACTATCCATATCATTTTATAATATAAATTATAAAATAAATATTATTACAAAACCGGCAAAGCCACAATGGCATTGACATTCTTCATTTGATCATTGGATAAATCAGCACGAAGAACATCATAAAAAATTGTTCCAATCATTTCCGCAAACCTGATCTTGGCATGCAAGGGTTTTGTTATATAATCGCGATAATCCATGACCCAGTGGTCCATACCAGGCAACAGGCAATCCACCATAGAATACCAGAATTTAAATGATGATTTATCGGAATCCATCAAAACCTCAATATGACTCTCGTATCGGTTGCTGTATTTTAAGTAGATCTGTTCCTTGAATTTCTTGGCCCCCTCAATTGTCTTGTGGATCCTCGATTCTTCCTTGCCCCAGTGATCGTAATAAATCATGAGAGCTTTTATCTTCAATGTGTCGTCCATTTCTCTGTCAAAAAAAAAGAATCAATTAATTAGTGATTTGCTTATAAAACATTTTCTTTTACTTTTTATAATTCATTTTTCACATCAAAGGAGAGCCACAATCGCATCGACAGACAAGACATTTTCATAACTAAAATCATTGGCATAAATCAAATCCGCCGTGTCCTCATTGCTCAGGTTCAGGTTGTCCTCCAGCAGTATTTTACGATCAAACAGTATTTCTTCTTCTTCATAAAAATCATCCTCCAGTAAAGGTTCAAAACAACCCCCCAAATCTTGTAAAAAAATCTCGACAAATTCCGTCCAGAGAAAATGGACCTCCTCATTACAGAGATAATAGAACATTTTCTTTAAACCATTTTCAATTGTATTTTCTTCAGTCTGGAAACGGGTCTTCAGCAATCCAATTGTCTTGTCCAGCCCACGAACAATTTTTCGAGCACCAATCTCTTCTTTTCCCCAGTGATCATAATAAATCATCAAGACCTTTATTTTCAGTATATCATCCATTCCTTTTCTTTCTACGACATTTATTTTTTTATATTATCGTGTATGAAAAGCAACGCTGTGTAGCGACTACCAGTGGATGGATAATAATACTCCAACAACCATGGTTTCTTGTCCAATAAATCCTTCCAATACCGCATTTTTATTTCAATTATTTTGTTTTTAGATTAATTATTTTGTCTTGATAACAATATCACTGACAACAAAGACAATCATAAAGACAGCAACAGCAATCTTGTAGCTGGAATACCCACGCACCAGAGTGGTTGCTGGTGTAATGTCGTTATAACCCATTGTGGAAACAGTCGAAAAATTGACATAAACAAAATCAACAAACATCCCCCCGATGTCTTTATGGATTTTCCCAATAAAATTCTGGTGGTTGTCCAGATAACAATAAATATCGATACATGTAAAGGACAAGATATAAAAAACATACATCATGGAATACATATAGAAAGAATACCATATATGCTGAGATTTATAAATATTGTAGGACAAGTAAAACAAAAGAACTTGTCCCAATAAACCCAAAAACAAGAAGTAATATTTAAATTTATCAAGAGGTTTTTTGGCAAAACCTAAAAGTATAATAACAACAACAATATAAAAAATTGCCAGAATATTGTGTGCTTTACGGAACATTTTCTTTTTTTAATAATTTAAAGAAGAAAAAAAAATAGAAAAATACATGATAAATTTACACAAGGTAAAAGTTTATGTTATATCACCAGGAATAGGAAAATACGAAAAAAGATTAAAAACCACACTGGAAAGATTACACCAGGCAGGATTCGAAGACATCGAACACGTGCCAAGTGTACCCGACCCGAGCCACACAAACAGTCTGTCCAGAACAAACCTTTTGATTTTTGAAAAGGAAAAGAACAAAACAGAACCCTTCATCATCATTGAGGATGACATCAAGATTGAGGATTTTATCATTGACGATGAAAGATGGAACCTTAACGTTCCACCAGATGCCGTTGCTGTCTATTTGGGTGTGAGTTTATGGGTTTATCCTTATGAATACCACACATTAGGGTGTGGGAAACATATCCGTTTCATCACAAAAAACGATGCCATATCCCATGATGATCGTCTTGTCAGGATAAAGGGGATGACGAGCGCCCATGCGGTACTGTATATCGATCGAAAATTTTTACAGACACTCTCTTTGTGTATCCAATCCTATTTGAAATTATTCACAGCCCACGATCTCGTCCTTGCGACCCTCCAAAAATACTTTCCCACATATGCTTTAAAAACCCCATTATTTTATCAAGATGTCGCAGAAGGTGGCCAACAATTGATGACAAGACTTGTGTGGAAGAACAATGAATTTTTCTTGTTGGTGTAAACAATTTTATTCTTATTTTTTTCCAAGAATAAAATTTTATACAAAACTACCTATGATAAATCCTCATCGGTCAGCAAATCCACACCAAGGTACTTGATGAACGAATCCTCATCATTGTTGTTGTCAAGACCCGCATCACGCCGCGCCTTCATGTACTTCTCCTTGTACTGTTCTCGGTATTCTGGATTCTCCTTCTCGGTCTCGGCAATCTTTTCATTCGTGGTCTTGATAAGGTCGCGCATCTGTTCGCACTTCTTCAAGGTTTCTTTATAAGTCCATATCAACTGGGCTCGTTTCACCTGATCCGTAATGTAAACATCGTAAGGGTCTTCTGGCAGATTCTCTTTGGCCCTCTTGGATTCATCGAGCAGTGTCTGTTCCCTCTCCTGCATCTCCTTGATCTCCTTTTCTTCATCCCTTTTCTTGTTCAAAATATCCTCACTGATCAAACGGACAGTCTTGGTCTTGACATCAATCGTCTTGATCTCCTCCTCAAATCCACTCTTGTTCGTCACTGGAAAAGGTCTCCCCACATATGCGTGAAAGATCTCGTGATAAGAATCATAGTCCTTGATCAGTTTCTCGGCGTGTTCATTTGCCATCTCTTCATTCGCAAATACCCCCCTTACTTTTGCCATACCATACCACCCATCCTTATCAGGGCTTGCCCCCTTTGACGGAACAAAAGAAAAAAGCACAATCTTCTGCCCCTTCAATGAGGGGTCCGCATACTGGCGATCCACCTGGGTGAATGCCTTCTTGTTCAGTGCGGATAACGCGGCATTCAAATCCTCTCCCTCCAATGGAGGATGTGTGGGCTGCCTGATGGGTCTCTCAGGGCGATCCGCGGGTGTTGCCAGTGAATCATAATCCATTTTCTTTTATTTATTATTTCATCCCATTCCTTTAGATCAAATTTGTCTAATCAATCTTGAAATAGGAACCCATTTTTTTTAGGAACGAATAAGGAAACACCCACATATGACTGGTTGGAAGCAATTGTGTATTGGAATGTTTCAAACGAAACATTGTATAGTTCCCCAATCCATAATGGGATGTCTCGGCCTCGTCATGGTTATAAAACACATTCTCAACCAGGCACACATATTCGTAGAGAACAGAACCAATCATGATTGATCCCACATACCACAACAACCTATTATTCACGAACATGATCAGGAAACAGAGAATGGACCTTGTAAAAGAATAATAATTAAATTCAACAAACCCCATGAATTCGTATATAAAACTCTTTAAACAATGATCATACCATAACCCCGAATTCTCCAATTCATCCGCAATACACAAGGAAGTATTGTGCAATACACCTAATGAAATCATGCTTTGGAATGAGCATTCTGAAAAATATGCCGCATACAGGACAAGAGGAAACCATAACCACATGCACATTCTACACCAATAAGTATCAAAAACATTTTTATCAGGAATTTCAACATAAAACATAATATCCAAGAGTGGTATAACAAAAAAGAAAACAAACCACATCGCATAATGTTCGTCAAGCACCACCAGGGTCAGTAAAAAATACGGCAACAAAAAACCCACATCCATTTTTATTTATTGAATAAAAATGTATTCATTTAGATCATTAAGAGCTTAAAGGTTTGGTTGTGATTAATGTGAGTTTTTGACACCGAATAAACAAGAAAATCAACATAATCAAGAGAATCATAATAATAATATTATAAAAGGGGGTGTAATTGCGGTAAAATTTGCTACAGATAGGGCAATCAATGATATGATCGGCAATGACAATACAATGGATACTCCGGGGGGAAATATAACTACTGGATGTCTTGAATTCATTCTGGTCGTCGTACGCCTGATTGACGGGCTTGTATGACTTGCTGACACTGATATTATTGTTGCTCGCACCAAGCAGATTGGAAGAAGATGGGATTTTGTATGCTGGTTTTTCATTCTGTTGCTGTTCTTGGGGTGTGTTTTCTCTCAACTCAAAGAATTCGGTTGTATCCAATTTTCTTTTTTTAGGCACATCATAAATCCGTTGCATAATAAAATTGTTATTTTATTATACAATAATTATTAATAAAATTTTTTTTTACTTTACAATCCTATAGGCGATGGATCCATTTTTCCGTTGGATCTTGATAATATCCCCGCGGCTGAAATAAAAATACTTGGCAATAACATCGGTCCGCAGCAAAATAGGAAGCAGGTGAACCTGATCGATTGGGATCTCAAGGTCATTCTTGCTGATCTTGGTGTGGGGAGAATACAAACGGTGTCGAGTAGGATTGAATTGTAATTCCCTTTTTTCAAACAACTCCATTGTATAGTCCTGTAGGTGCTCAATTGCCTTCTTGGCCGAGGATGTGATAATGTTCTGGTACACAATAATAACATGTTTGAGCCGGTGCTGTTGTAATTGGTAGATTGCGTATTTTACACCCTCGATATTAAACTTTTCCGAATGGCACGTATAAATCATAATATGAGATTTATTGTCTTTTGTCGAACATACTGAAATTGAATCGATATCAATCCAGACCACATACCCACGGTCTGTCATCATCTCTTTGATTGTTTCGATACACCTCTCCCAACTCATTCCTTCTTTTTCTTTTCACCAAGCAGCCAAAAATTCAATTTTGATAAATCAATTTGGAAAAATAAAACATTTAGAATAAAGAAACATTATGACAACTCTTCTTACTTGGCAAGATAATAAACAAATCCAGATTTTTCCTTGGGACACCACACAATTACTCCTCCACCGTATCAGTCGTGTTGAAAAAGTCCCCTTGACCTACATCCAGGTCAAACAGGATTTTTCTAAACTCATCCGTGATATTTCGTGGGGTGAAGATGATACCGACATTGCCATTGATGTAAGCAATCTGGCAAATGAATGGGAAACCGCAGATATAATCACAACAATGAAAAAACTGGAAAATGATGAAAAGGTGCTCAAGTTGTTTGTGAGGTATAAAACCGAACGCGGTGAGATTGACGAACAGCTCTGGGACACCCTTTTCCGCTATGATTTTCAGGATATTTCTTTTGAGGACTGGCAAGAACAAGTAAAACAGATGAAATCCGAAGAGAAACAACAAGAAAAAGAAGCCCACAAGACGTCCAGATTATTCCTGGAACTCTCGACCGAAGAACAAAAGGATATTGTTGGTTGGAAGAGCGAGAAGCACAGGATCCTCGTCCAGGTTGAGGACCTGCGAACAATCGAGGAACTCTTTGTGGGGCTCAAACTGGAAGAATGGAAACTTGCCCTTTTTCACCAGAAAGTATTTGAATGGGGTGAGAAGGAAAAATGGATTGTCAAGATGAAGAGGATGAAGGACCCCTCGATTGGTACAATCATCAACGAGATCCAAGAAACAAGGACCAATATGGAAACGGGCATCTACCTTTATCACCAAGACCTCGAAACACCAGTATTGATCCAAAACTCATCTGAAAAGAAGAACACGTACGATATCGAGCTTGAATCCAGCAATGATATTGTTGAAATGATCCTGGGTGCGATTGGGGTGAGCAATGTGAGCAAACAGACAGACATTGGTATGGTGGGCAGTTTCATATTCCCCCAGCTGTATATTGACATGGCTCTTTTTCAGGATATGTGTATGAACGACCCTGTTTTCTCGCATTTCCTTTACGTGAATGAATTGAAAAAAGCAACCTACGATAATGTCATTGGGGTCAATTTCAAGCAAGACATGAAGGATATTCTTGAGATGGAGACCATAAAAAATTATGATTTCAGTATCAAAAACACCCACCGCCAGAGTGGATTCCAGGTATCGGTTTCCCTCCACACCCCACTCCCTGAAAAATACCTTTCTGTTTTCTTCCTTTTTATGAAACAAATCATTGGCAGGTTCGTAAGAAAAAGAGAAGAACTGATTGCCGAATACACCAAATTTATCCCACAATTCAAAGCATCACTGGAAGCAACAAAAAAATTATTGGTAAAGAATATCAAGGCAACCACACGACCCGAGTACGTTTCAAAATACCCTCGTATGTTTGTCAGGAATCTTTACAGTGTCATTTGCCAGAAAAACCTCCAACCCATACTCATCAAGGAAGAAGACACGTACAATCTGCCCAAAGAGAGCTACATCCATTTTCCAACCCAACCCATCGCGGAGATCAACCCGGAATACTACCACTGCCCCAATACAGATTACCCATACGCAGGTTTGAAAGATATGAATCTGAGTGGAAAAGATGTTTTTATCAACCTGGCGCCGTGTTGTTTCAATTCCCCCCAGGACAAGGAAAACGAGCGCAAACTATCCAAACTGAGGACCAAGGACGATGTGGAAGAAGAAGAAAAGGAAAAGACCGTGTCCAAAACCAACATTATTTCTGGAAAATTTATTATCAAATACCCAGGACAATTGGGCACGATCCGCCCACCCTCGATGAACCGCTTTTTCATGGCATACGACCCTTTTGCTGATTATTTTCGTGTGGGTGTCTCCCAATCGCCCTCTTCCCTGATCGGGTGTATGATGATGCGACGGAACATGATGGGTGTCAGCACACCCTACAATGAAAACGATGTTCGTGTCAAGATTTCAGAAGACAATGATTGTGTGAATGCGTGCCTCCAGGAGAACCCTGGGCTGGATGCGGAACAGATCAGGGCCGATATGGCCAACCCCAATGTCTATTTTGATCCACGCAGGTTCTACAGGGCAATCGAATTGTATTTTGGCGTCCGTGTTCTGGTCTTTTTCAAGGAACAAGAAATAGATGCGGAGGATGCCGATCTTTTGCTCCCATTCTCCATGCGCACCCATTACACAAACCATTCGGGCCTTCCCTTTACAATTGTCTTTGAACACTGGGGTGGCAAGACAAATATTTTATCCAAATTCAAGCACCCCCATTGCGAGCTTGTGGGTTTCAAGACCTTTACAGAATTCTCCATGCGTTTTGACTTTAGCCCCAAGGGCATCTTCCAGTTGCTCGACAATGTCATTTACCCCTTTGATGGCAACCAGCAGATCCAGTCCTTTTACAGGAAGGAATGCTGGTTCTTCCGGCACATTATCGGGCAGACACCCGACCCCCTCGGGAAAGTGAGGTGGCTCCATTTCCAGTATTACAATCATAATTTTTATGCGGAAATCTACCCACCACTTGCCATCCAGGACGATGTAAGTGTGGGAGAACTGCCTGATGAGATACCCATTGTCAATGCCAGATTATTATTGAAATTCCTGAACAAGTTTGACAGGTGGGAAAAAATCCATATCCCCGATCCAGATGGAGATGTTGTTTATTGGACTGTCTCACAAGACAATGCCCTATGGAAGAGTTTGGAAGAAAATTCCAGATTGCGCCTCACCTTTGTCTGCCGACTGGAAACCCCACAACCCGAAAACATCATGGGGCGGGACGAAACCCTCCAGGATTATATCAAAACAACAGCACCCGACAGAATGCTGTTCAAACCACAACAGGCACCACAGAACCCCATCATCCACCACAACGAAAAAATTGTCAATATCCTTGCGCAATTGTGCGTTTCAGGTTTCTCTTTTTTCTTGGAAGAAAACAATGTGAGACGGGAAGCAACCGATATGGACGTCCTTATTGACACCTTTTTTCAGCAGAAAATCAAGGTGGATCCACTCTTTCTCTACCCAGAATCGATTGACTACAACAAGGAGGACTACAAGGGTTTCATGTCTGGGAAAAAGATTGTTCTGCCCTCCCAAAGGTTCAAGGAAAAAATTATGTTCCACCTCCGATGGTTGATGTTCTACCAGCCCCAATACCTATTTGACCCAGAAAGAACTCGGGTGAATCTTTTCCAGGACATTGCCGATTTCTCAATCGCAGATCCAAAATATTATTATTGTGCCCTGAATGAGGTGCTGAATGTCCTGAAATATTCTGTGGAAGACCTCTATGAGATTACGGATATGGCCATTGAAGAATTACCCAAACTAAGCAAAAAACTCCGTGATTTATATGTTATTTGGTACAACCAGAAAATCTCACCTTATCCTCACCCCTCCATTGTCATCCTCTACAAATCGATCGACAAGACAAGACAAGCCATCAACATATGGAGGGACGAGCACAGGATCACGACAGATGCGATGCTGGTCGAGACAGAAGAAACAATGGAACCATTGTCTGTTTATAACTGGGACGAGGAACAAAAAATCTGGAAGAAACCAGAAAACATTGATGAAGAAACAATACCCATGTTCCGTGCCAAGACCAAGGATAACGAATATTTACTGTTCTTCCCAATGAAATAAATTTTTCTTAAATGAAAATACTTCCCAAAAACAAAAAAAAATATCATTGAATATTTTTTTCAAAATTGATTTTTTTTTGTGATGCTTCTTTTTTAAATCAAAAATGAATACAACAAGGACAGGAGATTTCAATCAATCAGGGATTATCGCAGAGTGGATGAGGATTTTCTGTATCGATGGAGTTGCTCATTCATTCCCCCTCTTTATACGACACTACACCATCAACCCAACAGAAGAAGAAGAAAGAATTGATTGTTCCCTTATCAAAAGTTAAAGATTTTGAAAATCTAAAAATTTTTTTGAAAAAAGAGAATATCCACTATGAAATTAAATAAAAAAGATTTGTATTCGCTTTAAAAATACAACGTTTATTGTAGGTTATAGATAGTAAATTTAATATCAGCATATTTAAAGTGATTTAAAAAGAAGAATTTTAGTGAAATCATCTTTTTAAATATTTTTTAAATAACTTTCTAACGGAGTGCTTGTTGTTGTTGTTGGGATTTGGATTTCTTTTCAGTCAGGGTAAGGAATTCAATATCCTTGGACTTGGCAAACTGGTCCCAGATCTCCTTGGGCACATCCTTCTTGTGGATGATGGAACGATTCTGGACGCTCTGTTTGACCTTGAAAAAGTCATTCTCATACTTGGTGATGTTGTTCCTGATCAAATATTGTTTCATGATTTTCTTGTAATTGTCCATCTTCTTTTCCAGGGTTGCGACAGTGTTCCGGGCATCCGCCCATTTTTCCAGCAATTGGTCAATATCCACATTCATCTTTTCTTTCTTTTCAAAATTGAAAAAAAAATTTGTTTTTTCAAAATTAAATCAAAAGATGAGAGTCCATTACAACAAATTGATCCAGACCGAAATCCGCCAGCTAAGAAAGTTCAAGGAGCAGGCGGAGAAGAGGAGTTCTCCCGAGAACATTGCCCGTTTTGAAAACAAGATCAAGGAATTGGAGAATGAACTTGTGGAGGAAACTCCCCGCTACTTACAATACATCAAGGAACAACAAGAAATCATCAAGCTCCAGAGCAAGCACCAGAACGACAAGAACCTCCAATCCGCAACCGATGCCGAAAACAAGGAGAAGCTGGATGAATTCTACAAACAGGAAAACCGATTGAGAAGAAACGACCGGATACTCCAGCACCAAATGAAGAAGGAGTATGAGTGGTTGTGCAGACAGGATGAAAGATTGCCCGATTACATCCGCACCAACCTCCAGAAGATGCCAAACAACAAGGGCTACATATTCCGTGGGATACACTATTACGGAGCACTCCCAGCAGAGAAGAATAACGACCTCCTCATAATGTTTGAACGCCCACCTGGTGTGGCAGACATGCTGATCCACGAGATAAAACGGGGTCATTACTACAAGATCCTACAAAAAAGCAAGAATGGATCCAATGTGCTTATATCAGAAAAGAAACTGTAAATCCAATATTTGTGTTGAATCAAAAAAAAAACATGAAAAAATATTGGATTATTTACTTACTAATGTCGATATTGAATTTGGGGTTGATGTAATAATTGGGAAACATGTCCAGTAATTTCGACAAGCATTTTAGGAAATAACTGGGTTTCCAATCCTTTAGTTTTATATTGAGATCCGTCATCCGAATGTCCATATCGTTGTAATGTTTCCAATCGGTATTGATCCGTTTGTGTGCTTCTTCTTTCAATGGAATGGAAGAGACCATTTCTGTAATAATAGTGGACAATTTTGGTTTCATACTGGGACGATCCTGGATCAACGTGTCGAATGAAAATCTCAAAAAATCATTCCGCAGGTTGTTGAAAAAGTCCAACTCGATAAAGTCATACTGATACCGATAAAAGGGATTCCGGGCAATCAACAAGAGACCAGTAAAGATGTTGGGATTATGACGATTGAACCAATGATTATCAAAATCAACAGAAACAAGGGACATGTGCCCCATCTCATACAAATCCAGCAAATGAAAATTACATTTTCCAAACGTGTAATGATCATTGTACAGAATTGTTTCAATTGAAATCTTTTCATTGGGGAAAAGAGATTGAAGCATAGAAAACACAAATTCAAGGTTTTCGGTCTTCTTTTCAAAAGAGACCTCGTGTTTATACTTGTTGATCCTCTCAATCAATAGAGGGGGGTTTTTGTGATCCTGTATAAAATTGAGAATCTCGGTATGGTTCTTGCGTGTCTTGTAGAGGGTTCCAACCATGGGTTCATTCTTCGTATGACAATAAAAAACAATATAATCATCCTTGAAAGAAAACTTTATAAAATCGATAAACATGACATAAGAAGAGCCCAGAACGGGAACACGAAATGATAGAGTATCCATTTGCTTAATAGAAAAAGAAGGCACACTCAAAATCATTTTTCTATTGTTTTTTAGAAAAAAATTAATCCTATAGTAAAGGGATATGAAATATTCTCAAGACATATCAGGTATTATTTGTATTTTTATTATCATTGTTATCATTATTTTCTTTATGCTGACACGTATTATTGAAGAATTCAAAAAAGAAGACCCAATGCTCCACAGGATCAGGAATAAGATCAGGCCCCTTCACCCAGATATGGTGGATAATATTATCCTTCTTGAGGACACAAAATCCTACACCATCAACAAGAAGAAGGTTTACCTTTGTTTGAAGGACGAGAATGGTGATTATTACGAAGACAACATGCTCGTCTTTGTTGCCATCCACGAATTGGCCCACGTCCTCTGCGACGAGATTGGGCACACCGACAAATTCCAGAGCATCTTCCAGGACCTCCTGAACAAAGCAACCGATCTCCAGATATACGATCCTTCGGTTGCCCCCATCCAGAACTATTGTGAGTATTAAAAAAAAAATGATTTTGAAACACAAATATTTAATAGAAAAAAAGAAAAATGTCAAGAATCTTTGAGAGCATCCGGTCCCAGATTGAAGACGTCCTCTTCCAGTGGAACCAGAAAGAAAACGAATACCTTGCGAGCATCCAGCAATTAAAAGAGGACAATAACGAACTTGTTGTTGTTATTGCCGACCTCAAACAGGAACTGGAGTTCATCCAGAAACAATTTGACGAATCCCAATCCAAAGAAAAGACACTCCAGTTTGAGCTGGAAAAGCTGAAAACAGACCAGGCAATGTTCAGAAGTAATGCCAAAGCCAACAAGAAATGGCGTTTTTTCCTTTAACATTGTCTTCCAGTTGTATACAGAAGGTATTGTCTCAAATCGTGCATTCCGTATGCCTGGTCGGGTATAGAAAGAGGATTGATGGGGAACGAACAAACAGCATCCATGTCAATAAAGATCTCATTATTGTTGACCTGGTACCCTTCGGTTGTCCCGTCATAACGATTTGGGTTATTCATATCGACAGTTTCAATCTGCCACCAATTATGGTTCATGACATAGAAATAACCATCCAGGTAAATATCGGAGAATTGCTGGTCCCCAATAAAGGGGCCGGCAAACCCCAAACTGAGGATGGGTGGTTTGTTGTATTTTTTCCAGAGGTAAATGCCCATAAACAATTGGAGGGACCCCCCGAGTGAATGACCCACCGTCGCAACATCATTGTAGATAAACCCCCAATCCTTGATCTGGGTTATGAGGGAAAGGAATGCCTCCTGGAACCGATCGTGGACTTTCCCCTGGCATTTGGGGAAGAATGAACATTTTGTCATTTTCCTGTTGTTGTGGATGTTCTGCCCGTCGGGCGTGGATTGTGTGGGACGAAAAGAAAGCACTGTCAGGTTGTAATTCAATGATTGATAAATCCTCATACGGGTGTCGTATTTCCCAGAAATATCCTGAACAATCGTATAATTCCCACACACACCCTCTATAATGGACCCGTCATTCGCCCACGAGACCGCATCGGCAAGCATCCCCATTTCATTAATAAACCCATTCGTGCGCATCCAAGTCGGGCACTCTCGGTAAGGCACAGCGGAAACAATCACCATCAACAATTGGCAACTTGTCAATAACCACTTCATAATTTCTTTATTTAATGACTTGTTGTCTTTAAGCAAAATAAAGAAATGAATTACACCAAAAAATCATGGACACCAGAAGAAGAGAATGAGATGCTGGTCTCAATAAGAAAGGGTGAGAAATTTGACAAGATTGCCATGCGACACGAAAGGACACCCAATGCCATCAAACTCAGGTTTGGGATGGTGTGCAAGAAAGAAATCGAAAACACATCAAAAAGCATGGAGGATATCTGCCGAGAATACCACATCAACGAACAGCAGATCGTCCGTTTTATCAATGACCTTGAAACCATCCAGAAAAAAAATCAAACCACGCAATCGCATCATTCTTTTGACCCGGCAGACATCACCATTGTCAAGGAAGAAATTCTGGTCATTAATGAAAAACTTGACAAGATTTATAAACACGTTAAAAAGATGATGGAAATGATGAAAGCGGATCACAGCCCAAAAACACGAACAACACGATGATTGGGGTTGGCTTGAAATTTCTTTCCAAAATACTCCCAGTTATTCCTTATGTTTAATTTCGATCGCACAGAAGGATCTTCTGTTATATACCATTGATTATCCAGAACATACCTTTTTTGAACATTCTGGATAAATTTTACATTTAAAAAATTGTTAAAATACTGATCAATAAATCTGTTTTTTTTCTGGAATTCTTTTTTAATCTCCTCCAATTCTTTATCCTGCTGGAAAGAAATTTTTTTCAAAATCTTGGAAAAAAGAAACGATGTATTCTTTGTCGCCTGTCGTTTCCGTCTTTCCTCCTCTTCCGAATAGATCATTTTTATACTGAAACTCCCCAGATTCTGTCCATCATAAATATCGTACAAAAAGTTGAAAAGATCCTGTTCCTTATCGTGGCGAAGGACCTCGTGCTTGTTTCCAAATTTTTTCAGAGTTTTTTTGTCCAATTGAGTCCTTCCAAAATCCGTGATAAAAACACAAATCCCATCGACTGGAACATGAAAAACACGACCCTCGATCCGGTATTCATAAACATCATTCTTGTCATAACCAGATATTATGAAACATAAAATATTCCGCACAAACAGGTCATTATGGATAAAATCGGGAAACCTAAGCTGGATAATATTGATGGTAAAAATAATCTGGAACAGGATACGATCCAGTTCCGCAACCAACTCTTTTCTGGGAAGGAACGAGATCCTTTCAATCTCGGAAGCCAGAGTATGGGGAATGAAAGGAGATTTCGCAACATAGAGACCCTTCTGGATACGAGTGGGTATGTTCCTGTACAAATAAGAACAGGGCTTATCAACAAATTTACTGGAGTTTATATATTCCAACACAGAAGGACATTTCCGGAAGAATGAATTGATAGGATAATAAAAAATATTCTCAAGAGGAACAATATGGGGAGAAATATTTTTGCGAACAATCTGTCTCGTCAAAATATTCCACACCCAACATTCTTTCTTGATGAGATCTGTAATGACACGCACATCCTCCCCAGGATACACAATCAACGGGAAAAATTTGTAAGCATACTTATCACCTTTTGAAATCCCAATGATTGTGGCGGAACCCCCACTGCCAAATTTCCATTCTTTGATCTGTTTTCCAATATTAAAGGACCTCTTTTCTTCAATCCTCATCTTTTTTATTTAAAAGAAAAGCATTTTAAAACAAAATGCTTTTCGACCCACAAACTGTGAAAAACGTATTGGATAGCATCAAGATCACGGGTGTTTTGCACATTGGCGCCCACGATTGTGAGGAACTGCCCTTTTACACAAACTATCTGGGTGTTCCACCAAACAATATCCACTGGATCGAAGCCATCCCTTTCAAGGTGGAAGAATGCAGGAAACGGAACATCCCAAATGTCCACCAGGCAATCATGACAGACACCGACAACAAAAATGTCTCGTTTAATGTTTCCAACAATATCCAGAGCTCTTCCATACTGGAATTCAATACCCACGCAAAAGAACACCCATCCGTTTATTACACCGATAGGTTTGTTTCAAAAAGCACGACAATCGATTCCTTTTTTAAACAGATTGACCCATCAAGGATCAATTTCTGGAATCTGGACATCCAAGGGTGCGAATTGATGGCACTAAAAGGTGGGTGTGAAAGCATTCGGTATGCGGATGTTTTGTACCTAGAAGTGAATGAACAAGAACTATACAAGGAATGTGGAATGATCCACCAACTCGACGAATTCCTCGCATCCCACAATTTCCAGAGGATTTTAACCAAAATGACACCCCACGGCTGGGGGGATGCGATCTATATCAAATCATCGTTTCTTCATAAAAAGTAGATAACAAACAAATAAAAAATAAATCAGGACATTCCACACAGACACGACAATCATAAAATTTCTGGCGCTTTTATTCTTGCGATAGCTCCTCTTCAACCAAAAAACAACAAGAAGTGATGTAAAGACAACATAAAAAATATTCTCTAAAATGTGGTAGAGGACAAACAATGGACCAAAAGAAACAAGATTTACAATTGCCATCAAAAACCATATCGTAATAATACTTTTACAGATAAAATCAATCTTCTTCTTGATCCGGTACTCTTTTTGTTTGCTGTAAGAACGATTGAGCTTCCATCCAAAAAGGTCAAGAAACATTATTGCGAGTGCGAAGGAAAGGATCCATAAAGTAAAGACAAATATCATATTCGCGCAAATGACAGGATGCGCAGCAAGGATTTTTTTTTTCATTTTAAACTTTTATATTTAAAAAAAAAAAATCTATCGAGCCAAAAACATATTGCTTACTTTATCCCCAGAAATAGTAATGGAAGGTGGAAGAGTGTAAATATTGTCGTGATTTGGATCGGGCACCTGCGACATGAGGACACGCTTACAACAATACCTCTGTATATTGTGTTTTTGAAAAAAAGGAAGCCAGTTCTCATTTCCATTCTGTTTCCTGTAGTTTTCCCATCTTTCCGTCAAATTTGCCAGCACCTTCCCACAAGTATAACACCTGATCGGTAGAATCATTTTGTTTGTAAGAATTAGTTTGTTGAATTCATTTTTTTTCAAATCCCGGAATGTACCCGTATTGTGTGAAATACTTGTTCCCAAACTCCATAAAAATATCCAACCACGACCAGATAATATCTCGATCCGAATCGTCCAGGACATCACTCTGCCATAATTGGGTGAAATAATTGATATTATCCTTTCCCACATTCTCAACATCCTCGTTTGATAAGAAAAGGAACGGGTGGTCAATGAAAAATTTGAAATCTCTTTCTTGTGCCTTTTTCCGGTAGGGTAAAATGTCCCGAATGAACCTGCCCATGACCGCCTCCACCGGAGCCTGATCCTTGATAAAGATCCTCATAATCACAAAATTGGGTTCATTTGGGAATTGCTCGATCAATTCATCCAGAAACTGGACAAGATGATTCCTAAACTCTTTCATATAATATAACTTGCCCCTGTAATCCATTTTTCTTTTCTTTATCAACATTCTTCTTTTTAAATCAATTCTGGATAGAAACAATACAACTATAGAGATCATTCTCGAAACGCACATCCTCAATCACCACTCGCACAATATCACCCTTGCGCACAATTCTTTTTGAATGGGGGTTATATAAAGAATTGGTTGAGAATTCCTGGCGTATATGAAAGGTTTTACACTTGACAAGGGGCATCATCATTCGCAGAATATGGTGGTGGCAGAATACACCATGCGGGAAAATCATGTCCACAATCGCATCAATCGCATCACCTATTTTTGGCAATATACATTCTGCCAAAATCTCAACAAAGAAAAGAACAAACCCAGTCGTCCTCTTGATGTATTGGTCGTAGACCCTTGTAATTTTTTTGATATTGACGATATAACCATCATCACGCGTGCACTTTCCCTGGAATTTTTGGCAAACACAAAGAAACAGGCGTGTCCGCCAGTTTTCATCCACCTGTTCGGGTGTCATTTCAATCTTGATTTTGATTCTTCTCTTTGTAAAATAAGGTTTCATGTCCCATTATTATTCCTGAATTTTTTTTGTTTAATTCATTTTTTTGGTAAAAATGAATTAGTGGGTGTAAATTTGTTTATAAAAACATTTTCCATGGTATTATCTCGAAAAGATATTATGCTGATTACCAATAAAGAAAAGGCATTCAAAGAAATCGCAATGAAAACAGAATGGGATAATCACAGAAAAGCAGCTGAAAGATCGTCGTGGAAAAAAAAACACGAGCCCGAAAATATCAAGAAATGCCCAAACCGCGGAAAGCGCTACAAAAAAGAAGAACCACCAACAGAAATTGTATTAAAACAACCAGCACTTGTCGACGACGAAGACGATGAATTGTGCCAGCATTGTCAAAATTCTTCAGAAGGATACGATTTTAAATGCAGCCACCCCATCTGCCACCCGTGTTTTATAAAATTGTTCAATGAGAATGATGGTGTTTTGGTGTGCCAAATATGCCAGAATGAATACAGATTTGAGGATAATCTTGTGGATGAAAATGATTAGGATCTTGAAATCCACACAAACATGTTTTCATAAAAAATTAAATTTATGAAAACCAATCAATCAACTACGCAGAACAAGTATCCTCAACATAGTTCATTGTTTTTTCTTCGACAAGATCGTCAAAAATCTTTTTTATTTTGGACTTGTTGAACCCTTCTGTTCGTATAAACTCTTCTTTATTGTGGAACCCCACCATTGTGGGCAATCCACTGACCCCAATCGCAAGTTCTTCCAGTTCTTCGACATCCACAACCACGATGGGGTGTGGGTAAGAAGGGTATTCCTCCTCCAAAAATTGTTTGAATGATCTGCATGGGCCACACCATGTCGCACTATAAATCACAAATACATACTCATTTTCTTCCAATACCCTGTCGTATTCTTCCTCATCCTTGATTTTCTTGTATCCTCCCATTTATTTTAAAAATCCTATTCTTTAAGCCATTTTCACTGGGTGGACATTGAAACAATTCTGGTTATTGTGGAAAAGACAAATTGACCCAGAGAATGTTGACCCCCCACAACCAATGAAATTACACACATTGGGGGTTGTGCAGAGAATAAAGTCAATCACGGCTTCCACCTCCCGAATGGGTGTGGTTTCTGGTAATTGGAGGTGCCTGAACAATTGTGTTTTCTGTTGGGGGTTCAGCTTAAAATGAACAAGATTGTCCCATTTCAGGTCGTGGTCCCTAATTTGTTTTGGATCCTTGTAATAATGAGAAACAACAAGGGTGGGGATAGTCGGGTCGAATCGTTCAGCCAAATTTTCCTGATATTTTTTATACAGATTTTTTCGGCATTCTGCCAGAGAATTAAAACGCCATCCTTTAAAAAAATGCCCTGTAAAATCACTTTCCATCCTGTAATGGACCACCTGGTATTTAGGGTATTTTTCCAAAAAGGAAGAAATAATCTGGTAAAAAATTGGGTGAAACCTCATTTTTTTAATATGTTCTGCTCTATTGTGCCCAGGGACAGGGAACAAGAAACAACACCCCATCTCGAGGTCCTGGATATGGGTTTCCTTCTGTAAGAGTTGAACACAATTTGATGGTCGTGCCAATCCATGCTTGAGCAGTAAAGAAGGGGTTGGTTCTTTATTTGGAATCCAATCCAGAGTTGGCAAGAGGAGTGATTTCAAATCGATAATCCTTGACAATGGCACACTATTCTTTCTGTTTTTGAAATTAACATAAAAATTACCCACAATAAGCTGGTTGCGCCCCAATAGTTTCGCAAGATCAATCGCTGCGAATAACGCGAATAACTGATTAAACAGACCATAAACAATGGTTGGATGCCTGACGAATGCGACCTTCCTTCCAACCATCTGGTGTGTTGCCTTTATAAAGACAATATGGGTCCACAAAGTTTTCATCTACACATTTCTACTCTTAACAAGAAAAATAAATAAAATTAAAAATCAGCATCCAATGAAAACTCGTAGAACTGGGTAGGGTCGGTCTTGCTCCCCACATTGGCCTTGGCGTACTCACCCACTCGCGATTCAAAGAAATTGCTCTTGGTTTCAATCGATATCCTCTCCATAAAAGGGAATGGGTTGTGGGCATTGAAAATCTTTTCATAACCCAATTGTGTCAGCAATCGATCTGCCACAAATTCAATATAGGTGCTCATCAAACCAGAATTCATCCCCAATAGGGCACAAGGCATCGAGTCGATGATGAAATTCTTTTCCACATTGACAGCATCCTTCATCATATCAACAACTGTTTCTACGGGCAGGCGATTCTTGATGTAGGAATACAGGAGCACCGCAAACTCGACGTGCATTGCCTCGTCCCGGCTGATGAGTTCATTCGAAAAACACAACCCCGGCATTTTCCCCTTTTCCTTCATCCAGAAAATCGCACAGAACGACCCACTAAAAAACACACCCTCCACAATGGCAAACGCAATCAACCGTTGCGCAAAAGGAGAATCGTGGTCGTTGATCCATTTCATACACCAATCGGCTTTGCGCCTGATGGCTGGGCTGTTTTCCACCGCATTGAAGGTTTCATTTTTTTCTTTAGGATCCTTGATGTAGGTGTCAATCAACAGAGAATAAACTTCCGAATGGATATTCTCAATGGCTTCCTGAAAATTGTAAAAATACTTGGCCTCGAGTGGCTGGATCTCGTTAATGAAACGCTCCGCCAGATTCATATTGACAATTGTGTCGCTGGAACTGAAAAACGCCAATACCCCTTTTATGAATTTTCTCTCATTGTCCGAGAGTTTCACCCAGTCGTCGTAATCCTTGGAAAGGTCTATTTCTTCACTCGTCCAGAAGCACGAAACAGCTTTTTTGTACATTTCCCAAATCTCAATGTGCTTGAGAGGAAAAATTGTCAGTCGGTTCTTTTCAGGGGTCAGCAGGAATTCCATTTTTATTTTAGAAAAATGATTTCTTTATTTCAATTTTTTTAGAATAAAAGAATTTAAAGATCTTTTGACATAGCAATAAAATACAATGAGGGTCATCAAACGGAATGGTGAATTTGAAAATGTGAGTTTTGACAAGGTCCTGAATCGTCTAAAATATTTGTCGGAAGGCATCCAGATTGACATCTGTGAGATTGCCCAAAAGGTGTGCGGCAGGATTTTTGATGGTGTCAAGACATCCGATCTTGATGAGCTGGCTGCTCATTTGTGCAGCAGTCTGCTTGTGATCCATCCCGATTATGGCCGTCTGGCTTCCAAGATTATCATTTCGAATCACCACAAAAATACTTCCCCTTCTTTTAGTGAGACCATCCATATCCTTTACCACAATCCAACGGGTCCTTTAGTCGCAAAAGAAATTTACGACATTGTCCAGCAGCACAAGGAAAAATTAAACTCTTATATTGATTACAGCCGTGATTATTATTTTGATTATTTTGGATTCAAGACCCTCGAAAGGTCTTACTTATTGAAGTCTGGTGGAAAGATTGTGGAACGCCCCCAGCAAATGTGGATGCGTGTGGCGCTGGGGATCCATAAGAACGACATCAAGGACGCCCTTCAGACCTACGACCTGATGAGCCAAAAATATTTTACCCACGCCACACCCACACTTTTCAATTCTGGCACACCCCGCCCCCAGAACTCTTCTTGTTTCCTATTGTCCATGAGGGATGATTCCATTGCTGGGATTTACGACAGCTTGAAGGATGTCGCACTCATCTCGAAATATGCGGGAGGGATCGGCATCCACATGCACCAGATCCGTGCCAAGGGGAGTGTTATCCGTGGCACCAATGGCATTTCATCGGGGATCGTGCCTATGCTCCGTGTTTTCAACAATACAGCCCGATACGTGGACCAGGCAGGCAAGAGATTGGGGTCGATTGCCGTCTACCTGGAACCCCACCATGCGGATATTGAACAATTCTTGGAGCTCCGCAAGAATCACGGGAACGAAGAAGAAAGGTGTCGGGATCTTTTCCTGGCATTGTGGGTGCCCGATTTGTTTATGGAGCGTGTGCGTGATAATGGGGTGTGGTCCCTCATGTGCCCCGACCAGTGCCCAGGATTGAGTGATGTATGGGGGGAAGAATTCAACAAGTTGTACACATCCTACGAAGAAAAAGGGCAGTATGTCAAACAAGTCAAGGCCCAAGATTTGTGGTTCAAGATCCTGGAATCCCAGATCGAGACGGGTGTGCCCTACATCTGCTACAAAGATCATGTCAATCGCAAGAGCAATCAACAGAATCTGGGCACCATCAAGTCAAGCAACCTTTGTGTTGCTCCTGAAACAATGATCTTAACCGAGGATGGATATTTTCCTATTAAAGAACTAAAGGATAAAAATGTGAAGGTGTGGAATGGACACGAGTTTAGTCAAACAATAGTGAGACAAACAGGAGTGCAACAAAAATTAATCACGATCGGTTTTAGCAATGGTATGACGATCCGTTGCACTCCGTATCACAAGTTCCACATCGTGTCCAATTCGGAACATAAAATAATTGAGGCCAAAGACCTATCCTCAGGTATGGACATCATACCATTCCAAACACCCATTCTTTATGGTTGCAAAAACAACGAACCAGATCTTTATAATGATCCAAACGCGTCTGATTGTTATTTTGTTCCTATCAATTATCCTTTGAATGTCAAGTTGAGATGGTTGGAAGGATTTTTCAGCACAACTTCCTGGAATGGTGCAGACGACCTGGAGATTGGTTGTCCTCTTGAAGAATTTTGTAAAAATGTATTTTATATGCTCCAGACCCTTGGTGTCAGCTCCGTCATACACGAAACACGTTCTGGGTATATTCTGCGTATTGATTGCCATAGTGTTATCCATCTTCAGTCTCTTGGAGTTGTTTTTAAAACATCTGCCCAGAGAGAAATCAATACTGCCAGTATGCCAACGACCATCAATGTTTCTGTTTCCTATACCAAAGACAACGATGAACATGATGACACCTATTGTTTTAACGAACCTCTCCGTCATATGGGTATTTTTAACGGTATTATAGCTGGTAATTGCGTTGAAATTATGGAGAGATCTACACCAGACGAAATAAGTGTCTGCAATCTCTCGTCAGTATGCCTTCCAAGCTATGTTGAGAATGGTGTCTTTAATTTTGAGAAACTGCACAATGTAGCAAAGGTCATTACCAAGAACCTGAACAAGGTGATTGATGGGAATTATTATCCTCTTGAAGAAGCCCGTCGTTCCAACCTGAAACACCGCCCAGTGGGTATTGGGATTAATGGGCTGAGCGATCTTTTTATGATTCTGCGGATTCCTTTCGAGAGTGCGGAGGCACGAGAACTCAACAAACAGATTTTTGAGACCCTCTACCATGGGGCTCTTGAATCTTCGATGGAGATTGCCAAGAAACGCCACATCAGCATCCAGAACAATGAGCCATTGGAGATGATGAATGAGTACGAGCCCCTTCAAACAAGCACATACCCAGGTGCCTATTCTTCTTTTGAAGGAAGTCCTGTTTCAAAAGGGCTCTTGCAGTTTGACATGTGGGGTGTCCAACCATCCAGTCGCTACGACTGGAATCATCTTAAGGAGGAGATCCAGAAATACGGCATCCGCAATTCCCTCTTGTTGGCACCCATGCCCACCGCTTCTACCGCCCAGATTATGGGATTCAATGAAAGTTTTGAACCCATAACAAGCAATATTTTCAAGCGCAAAACCCTCAGTGGAGAATTCATTGTTGTCAATAAATACCTTATCAAAGATTTGATTGACCTTGGATTATGGAGCAACGAGATGAAGGACAGAATCCTCCTGAACGATGGGAGTGTCCAGAATATTGAGGAGATCCCACCCGAATTAAAAGAATTGTACAAGACAGTATGGGAGATCAAGCAAAAGACCCTGATTGACTTGTCGGCGGATAGGGGTGCTTACATCTGCCAGTCCCAGAGCCTGAACATATTTATTGAGGAGCCCGATTACAAGAAACTTACCAGTATGCACTTTTATGGGTGGTCAAAAGGATTAAAGACAGGCAGCTACTACATCCGGACAAAACCCAAGGCCAAAACCCAGCAGTTTACCATTGACCCCGATTTTGCCAAGAAACAACAGGAAAAGAAACCCGCAAACATTGTCTGCACAGAGGAAGTGTGCACAATGTGCAGCGCATAATGGATAAAATTATAAAATGATTGTAATTCTGTTGATTCTTTATACAAAAATTTTAATTTTTATGGATCAATCAAGCACATCCAATAATTATTTCTTTCTTCATAAGAAAAAAGAAATGTCTGCTACACAATTTTATCCTCTAACTGGAACAGTTGGATTAACAGGCCCCTATCTGGGAGTACAAACTATTCAGGGGGGTCTGCGAACACTTGATATTTATACTGATAATATAGGAGCCGGTAATGGTTATATTAACAACATGGCAGCAGATAATATGGTTGTGGGTGGTATTTTAGGAGCGAATGATGCTTACATCAACAACCTATCTGTAGAAAATATTGTTATTGGAGGTATTACGGGTCCTTTTTTTACTGGTTCGACTGGACCATTAGGATTAACGGGCCCAACTGGTATTCCCGGGACAGCTGTCAATACGGGGGCTACTGGACCTACTGGGACATTAGGGCTAACAGGGCCAACTGGTATTCCTGGGACAGCTGTCAATACGGGAGCGACTGGCCCTACTGGGACAACTGGACCTACTGGAATGACTGGTGATATTGGGCTCACAGGATACACTGGGAGCACTGGGGATACTGGGCCAAGCGGACCAACTGGTCTGACTGGATTTACTGGTCCCACTGGACCAGTTGGAATGACTGGACCCACTGGCTATATCGGGTCTACGGGTAATACTGGGAATGTGGGTGATACTGGACCAATAGGGCCAACTGGTCTTACTGGTATGACTGGTGGAACGGGGAATACGGGTGATACTGGACCAATAGGACCAACTGGTCTTACTGGTATGACTGGTGGAACTGGGAATACGGGTGATACTGGGCCAAGTGGATCGATTGGACCTACTGGTTATACAGGCCCCATTGGAATGACTGGCAGCACTGGCAGCACTGGTCAAAGCGGACCAACGGGATCTATAGGCAGAACAGGAAGCACTGGTCCAACAGGCACCATCGGGCAAAGTGGTCCTACTGGACCGACTGGGCATATTGGGGCTACTGGACCGACTGGGCATACCGGGCTTACTGGCTCTACTGGACCTCTTGGGTGGACTGGACCAACTGGTCCTACTGGGCATACTGGTAGGACAGGACCGACTGGTCAAATTGGGTTTACTGGTTCGACTGGACCAACTGGTCCTACTGGGCATACTGGTAGGACGGGACCGACTGGTCGCACGGGTCCTACCGGTTTTATCGGACCTACCGGCACGACAGGTGGGACAGGATCAACAGGAACGACGGGAACAACTGGACCGACTGGTTCCATTGGGCATACAGGTTTTACTGGTATGACTGGACCAACGGGAACCACTGGACCGCTTGGGCGTACAGGCCCTACGGGCCTAACGGGGATGACAGGGACAACCGGTCCAATTGGCACAGGTCCTACTGGGATGACTGGTCCTACAGGAATGACAGGGACGACAGGGACAACAGGTCCAATTGGCACAGGACCTACTGGGATGACTGGAAGCACAGGTGATACTGGAAGCACTGGTGATACAGGCCCTACTGGTAGCACGGGAGGAACTGGATATACTGGTTCTACAGGCACAACGGGAGCTACTGGAAGAACGGGTCCAACAGGCGCCACTGGGAGAACGGGTGCTACTGGGTCGAGTGGTCCAACTGGTGCGACGGGATCGACTGGACCTACTGGTATGACTGGTTTTACAGGACCGACTGGATACACAGGATATACGGGGATGACAGGTCATTCTGGGGCAACGGGTGCGACAGGGCCTCTCGGCACAGGCCCAACTGGAATGACTGGATTTACGGGAACGACGGGTGATACAGGTATGACTGGATTTACAGGAGCGACGGGTGATACGGGTGCGACGGGATCGAGTGGGCCTACAGGTCTTACGGGTGCGACAGGGCCACTTGGCACAGGCCCCACAGGATCGAGTGGGCCTACAGGTCTTACGGGTGCGACAGGGCCATTGGGGACAGGCCCAACGGGAATGACTGGTGATACTGGGTCAACCGGGCCAACGGGAATAATTGGGAACACTGGTCCAACAGGGTGGACTGGACATACAGGAAATACAGGTCTTACGGGTGCGACAGGGCCACTTGGGACAGGTCCTACGGGGGCGACGGGTGATATAGGTGCTACTGGTGATACTGGGTCATCTGGACCTACAGGAATGACGGGTGATACTGGGCAAACCGGAACTACTGGAACCACGGGAGCGACTGGAAGAACTGGACCGACTGGTTCTACTGGATCAACGGGTATGACTGGCGCTACCGGAATCACTGGAATGACGGGACCAACTGGAATAACAGGGGCAACCGGATATACGGGGATGACAGGTGATACGGGGCCAACTGGATGGACTGGACCTACTGGAACCACTGGGATGACTGGTCCAATTGGCACAGGCCCTACGGGAATGACGGGTTCGACTGGACATACTGGACCAATAGGTATGACTGGATATACGGGGATGACAGGTGATACTGGACCAACGGGTATAACGGGGCCTACTGGGATGACAGGTTCGACTGGACCGCTTGGCACAGGCCCTACAGGAATCACGGGTTCGACTGGACAAATTGGACCAACTGGAATGACTGGCGCAACTGGTGGAACAGGATCAACGGGTTCAACAGGAGCTACGGGAATGACTGGACCACAGGGAACCGGTCCAACTGGTCCAACTGGTGATACTGGTGCGACGGGTTCAACAGGTAGTATTGGTATGAGTGGGCCAACAGGAATGACTGGATCGACTGGTTTGACGGGACCCACTGGATTGACTGGACAAACTGGATCAACCGGAAATACTGGTGATACGGGGCAAACTGGGTCAACCGGTAATACAGGACCCACTGGATCAACAGGAATGACTGGAATGACTGGCACAACGGGTTCGACCGGTTCGACTGGTAGGACAGGACCTACTGGTTCTACGGGAACAACGGGAACAACTGGTCCAATTGGCACAGGACCTACGGGAATGACGGGTTCGATTGGGTCGAGTGGGCCAACAGGAGCTACAGGAATGACAGGGCCACTTGGCACAGGTCCTACGGGATATACGGGGATGACAGGTGATACGGGGCAAACGGGAATGACTGGTGCGACAGGGATGACTGGACCAACTGGTTTGACTGGAATGACGGGTGCGACTGGCCCAATTGGCTCAACGGGAATGACTGGAACGACAGGAACAACCGGGCTGACCGGATCGAGTGGGCCAACTGGAATGACAGGATCCACAGGCCCTATTGGGATAACGGGCCCTACAGGTTCAACGGGTGATACTGGAAGAACTGGCGCAACGGGATCTACGGGTTCGACAGGCGCAACGGGGTTTACGGGGATGTCTGGACCAACTGGAATGACTGGTGGAACGGGTCCAACTGGTAGTAGTGGATCGACAGGACCAATTGGGCCAACAGGCACAACGGGGTATACAGGGATGACCGGCCCAACTGGATTAACTGGTGGAACGGGTATGACTGGTTTGACTGGTCCAACTGGAATGACTGGCGGAACGGGTTCAACTGGTTTGACTGGACCAACTGGAATGACTGGGACAACAGGAACAACTGGTCCAATTGGCACAGGACCTACGGGGTATACGGGTACGACAGGACAAACGGGTATGACTGGACCTCTTGGGTGGACCGGTCCAACTGGATCATCAGGCGCGACGGGATTTACGGGATCTACAGGAGGGACAGGGCCAACTGGATTAACTGGAATGACGGGTGATACAGGTATGACTGGAGGGACTGGGGCAACCGGCATAACTGGTCCAACCGGATCGACAGGATTGACAGGAGCAACTGGACCGCTTGGATGGACTGGCCCAACTGGATTGACAGGATTGACGGGAACAACTGGACCGCTTGGATGGAGTGGGCCAACTGGATCAACGGGAGGCACTGGTCTTACGGGGAGCACTGGACCTACTGGAGAAACTGGTCCAACAGGCCCATTGGGAACAGGCCCAACTGGCGACACTGGATATACTGGAAATACTGGTGATACAGGAGCAACTGGAAACACTGGACCTACAGGAGATACAGGCACAACTGGACATACTGGGACAACAGGAAAAACTGGAAACACTGGACCAACTGGAGATACAGGCACAACTGGACATACTGGGACAACAGGAACAACTGGAACAACTGGAACTACCGGGCCTACTGGTGCCACTGGGAGAACGGGTTCAACAGGATCAAGTGGGCCAACTGGTGCGACTGGTCCAACTGGCGGGACTGGAACAACCGGAATGACTGGAATGACTGGAATGACTGGGATGACTGGGCCTATTGGAATAACTGGTTATACAGGATCAACAGGAATAACAGGACCACAGGGCACAGGCCCTACTGGTATGACTGGATACACTGGACAAACTGGACCAATTGGATATACTGGTTTAACTGGATCAATGGGTTCAACAGGACCAAGTGGTTCAACTGGCCCAACTGGGTTAACAGGTTCGACAGGTCCGTTTGGAACGGGCCCTACTGGTTCAACCGGGACTACTGGACCAATTGGGCCAACGGGGATGACTGGTGATACTGGATTAACTGGGTCGACGGGTTCAACAGGATCTACGGGAATGACCGGACCAGATGGCACTGGACCAACTGGCCCAATAGGTGATACTGGTACAACGGGTCCAACAGGTGGTATTGGTATGAGCGGACCAACGGGAATGACTGGTTCAACAGGATTGACGGGACCCACTGGTTTGACTGGGCAAACTGGATCAACTGGTAATACAGGATCAACTGGGCAAACTGGATCAACTGGTAATACTGGACCCACAGGATTGACTGGAACAACTGGTATAACAGGCACAACGGGATCAACGGGATCAACTGGCAAAACTGGGCCTACTGGTTCTACTGGGGCGACAGGAATGACAGGGCCAATTGGAACAGGTCCTACTGGAATGACCGGTCCTACTGGGTATAGTGGGCCAACAGGCACAACTGGTGCGACGGGGCCTTTGGGAACGGGTCCAACTGGAATGACTGGTCATACTGGGTGTAGTGGCCCAACAGGGATGACTGGAACGACCGGATTGACTGGGCCAACTGGGTTGACTGGCCAAACTGGTGCTACTGGACCAATTGGGTTAACAGGAATGACTGGAACGACCGGAACAACTGGTATAACGGGTCCAACTGGATTGACTGGATCAACAGGATCTACAGGACCACTTGGCACTGGCCCTACTGGATCAACTGGTGCTACTGGATCAACTGGTTTGACGGGACAAACTGGACCAACAGGAAATACTGGTGATACTGGGCAAACTGGCCCAACTGGTAATAGCGGACCAACTGGCAGTAGTGGATCTACAGGACAAGTTGGCCCAACTGGTAATACAGGACCAACTGGACTGACTGGTCCTACAGGAATAATCGGTAGAACTGGATATACAGGTTCAACTGGGCAAGTGGGACCAACTGGTTTGACTGGATCAACTGGTTTGACTGGCCCAACTGGATCAATTGGTTTTACGGGTTTTACGGGTGCGACAGGGCCGCTTGGCACAGGTCCAACTGGTTCAACCGGTAATACTGGTTCAACTGGCACAACAGGGCCTCTTGGGTGGAGTGGTCCAACTGGATATACTGGTTCAACTGGAAAAACGGGCCCAACTGGATACACGGGCACAACTGGATTAACGGGAATGACAGGTGGTATAGGCGCAACTGGATATACCGGAACAACTGGTATGAGTGGGCCGACTGGTAGCACAGGTCAAACAGGTATGACAGGACCGCTTGGGTGGAGCGGACCAACTGGTTCAACTGGATTGACGGGCACAACTGGACCACTTGGAGTAAGCGGGCCTACAGGATCAACTGGGCTTACTGGTTCGACTGGAGGGACCGGTCCGACAGGAGAAACTGGCCCGACAGGACCGCTTGGAACAGGCCCTACTGGATATACTGGATATACTGGAAATACTGGTGATACAGGCACAACGGGGGCTACTGGCAACACAGGGCCTACTGGAATGACTGGCACAACTGGTATAACAGGAACAACGGGGGCTACTGGCAACACAGGGCCTACTGGGATGACTGGCACAACTGGTATAACAGGAACAACAGGAGCTACTGGAACGACTGGAAGAACGGGTCCAACTGGTTCTACTGGAACAACAGGGTCAACAGGTCCTACTGGTTCAACTGGTTCAACTGGAATGACTGGCCCAACTGGATCAACTGGTGCGACAGGGCCACTTGGAACAGGTCCATCTGGATCAACAGGCGCAACGGGTTCAACTGGTTGGACTGGACCAACTGGTTTGACTGGTTCAACTGGAGATACTGGCTCCACTGGAACAAGTGGTCCTACAGGAATGACAGGTATGACAGGCCCATTAGGCACGGGCCCTACTGGTACAACTGGTAATACAGGGCCAACAGGAGTGACTGGAACATCTGGAACAACTGGTGCATCTGGACCTACTGGTTCTACAGGATTTACAGGTATGACAGGGCCACTTGGGACTGGTCCTACTGGTTCTACTGGTTTAACAGGATCAACTGGGCCTACTGGTTCTACTGGTTTAGCAGGATCAACTGGTCCTATTGGTATAACTGGATATACTGGAATGACTGGACAAACTGGAGCATCTGGTCCAACTGGTGGAACTGGTTCAATAGGTGATACTGGATTAACTGGGCCTACTGGTTCTATTGGATCAACTGGTTCAACTGGATCAACAGGAATGACTGGAATAACTGGTGGAACTGGCAATACTGGACCTACTGGTTCTATTGGATTAACTGGCACTACAGGCAATACAGGCAATACTGGACCCACTGGATTAACTGGAACAACTGGTATAACAGGAACTACAGGCAATACAGGCAATACTGGACCCACAGGATTAACTGGAACAACTGGTATAACAGGAACTACAGGCAATACTGGTACAACCGGCACAACTGGTCCTACTGGAACCACGGGTGCTACAGGGCCTTTGGGAACGGGTCCAACTGGTTCTACTGGAACAACCGGAACAACAGGCCCTCTGGGAACTGGCCCGACTGGTTCTACCGGAATCACTGGATCCACTGGACCTACAGGAATTACTGGCACTACAGGTGCTACAGGCCCACTTGGGACGGGCCCAACTGGTATGACTGGATCAACAGGCAATACGGGTTCTCAGGGGATTGCTGGGATTACCTCTGGGTTGGTATTATATTTAGATACAAACAGTGGTTCAAGCCCTGTCTCTGGAAATCTTCTTCTGATTCCTAATTTGGGGGCACAAACAAATGTCACAACATCTGTCAATAGCAGTTCTGGAACTGTCGTTGGAACATTTGTATCAAATGTGGGTGTCCCTGGTGTAACTGTGGTTGCGGGTGCTAATTGGAATGTATGGATTTATGCAAAAACATCTTCAGTCGATATCTATTTTTGGGCAGTCGTCCAGGAAGTTCAATCAGACGGATCAACTGTCATCCAAACCATTGTAAATGGTAATTACGCAACTGGGACAGCCATATTAACAACTTCGTCTTCTATTTACGATTTTTCCGCATATGTTCCTACCACTACATTATCAAGCACATCTAGTCGTATACGTCTCATATTATATGCCCAATCTGTAACAGGGTCGCCGACTCTAACAACTTATTACCGTGATGGCACAATCTCATATATGATCACCTCAATTAGCGCTAATGTTCAAGGTCCAACAGGTCCTACAGGAACAACAGGTGCCACTGGACCCACGGGAACGACGGGCACAACGGGTGCCACAGGTCCTCTGGGGACGGGACCAACTGGGATGACTGGATCTACAGGAACGACAGGAACAACGGGTGCGACTGGCCCTACGGGAACGACTGGGACAACGGGTGCCACGGGGCCATTGGGAACTGGACCTACTGGAATGACGGGAGCCACAGGAACCACTGGAACCACTGGAACCACTGGTCCTACGGGAACCACGGGGACAACGGGTGCAACAGGGCCATTGGGGACGGGACCTACCGGCACAATTGGAACCACTGGCACAACAGGTCCTACTGGAACGACTGGTACAACTGGAGCGATAGGACCTTTGGGAACGGGCCCTACTGGGATGACTGGACCCACTGGAACAATCGGTGCGACCGGGACAATCGGAGCAACGGGGCCTACGGGAATGACCGGTCCCACTGGCATCAGTGGCATCCCCGCGGGTGGCACCACCAACCAGATCCTGGTCAAGGAGAGCAATGCCGACTATGATACGATGTGGTCTTCCACCTTCACCGGCACGAGCGCTATCCTTTCCTCCTATGTTGATGCCCCCACCATCAATCCTTCTTATACACAGGTGAAGATCGCGACCAATGCGGGATTGACGGGACAGGGGATCGATGCGGTTGCTATTGGAAGCAATGCTGGTTATTCAGCCCAGGGTGCTAATACCATCGCAATAGGATACTCATCTGGCTACACTGGACAGGGACAATATTCGATTGCTCTTGGGGTGGCTGCCGGACAGAGTTATCAGTCGCAGGATTCTATCGCCATCGGCGGGAACTGTGGTCAGGTGGGGCAGGGGATCCGTTCTACTGCTGTGGGGCTTGCTGCTGGGCAAATTACACAGGGATCCCAGAGCACCGCGATTGGTTATGCTGCCGGCTCGAATTCTCAGGGTTCTAATTCGACTGCTGTGGGGGTTGCGGCGGGCCAGTACTCCCAGAGTGGGGGATCGGTTGCGGTCGGTGTTACATCTGGGTTGTACTCACAGGGGTCGAATGCGGTGGCTGTGGGCAACAGTGCTGGGTACACAGGGCAAGGAGGCAACGCGGTGGCGGTGGGGGTCCAATCGGGATACTTCCTCCAGGGTCAAGATTCTGTTGCGATTGGGAATAGTGCGGGGTACACATCACAAGGATTATATTCGGTGGCTGTGGGGGTTTCTGCTGGACAGACAACACAAGGATCATATTCTGTGGCCTTGGGTCGCAATGCTGGCAATTCGTCGCAAGGTGATGGGTCAGTTGCCATTGGTGATCGTTCTGGTGCCACTGGTCAGGGTGCGAGCGCAACTGCT